TTAAATTATCAGACCATTGGCCTTCATAAAGTTAACCATTGCTCTGTTCTGCGGAAGGAGAGCTGGAATATCCATTTTGTTCGCCTTATACAAGTTGGTCGCAGAATTATACATATCCCAGGCGGTCACAAACTCCTTGTCGTGGTAAGCCTCCAGCATATCCTCTGTGAAGAGTGTAATCTGCGACTGATTGAGCGGATAGGTGATATTCTCACGAATAGATTTTCGTGATGTATCTGCCTTTACTCTTGTAGCAGTCATCAAACCAATGAGCAAGAACATCTGTTCTGCAGAAATGCGTGTCTCCTTCATTTTGGCAATACGCTCACGATCAGTCTCGATGATGTGCCGGGCATCAACAAGCCACGACTTCAAGGTATCAAGCATTGCTGCCACATCCATACCGGAACCCTTCTTGCCCTTTTCGGAATAGCTGGACATATACAGTTCCGGAGAGAGCATACACTGATTGTGGCAAATCATCACATTCGGACCGAATCCAATTTGAATACCTTTCTGATGGAAGGCTACGGCCACATTAGTAGTAGTCTCGTCATTATCAAAATCAGTGATACGGATATTGGCATAAACTCGGCGGAGGATATGCGCTTCTACCGCATGCTGACCTTTGACCGCCTCCACTTGTGGGAGGCGAACTACTCCAGGCGACTGACGGTCTCTGTTCTGTGCGGCAAACATATCGTAAACCTCCACATTGTAGCCGAGTTCAGTACACTCATCAATGACCTTATTGAAAAGGTCAAAGTGATAGATGCCACGAAGTGGATTTCCGTAAACATCATCCTCGCGGTGTGTGCGACTCAACTGTTCGAGAGTGATGGCCTGAGTCTTGGCTTTCTCGAAATCAAAGAACTTGTCTTCATTAACTGAAGAAGGAACTGCTACCATATCCTCGGCAGCCTTACTCAAAATTGTTGCTGTTGTCATAATCTTTAATATTTTAATTGGTTTACAAATTATTTCAATGGAATGCCTGCTTCTTTAAGAAGCTTGATTCTCTCTTCCTTTGTTGCTTTTGTCAAGTTTGTCTCTTTAACAAAACGCCCAGTAGCATCCCTCGTTATAAGGAACACATAATCTGCGTGATTGATCCAACCTCTCTGACACTCCAGGCGATACTCATTAGCCTCCTCGTAAGTCTCAAACCCGCTCTTTGTGTCATACATTTCATCGTCGCGGGTAACATATAAACTGCTAGTCTTCATTCTTAATCTCAATTATGTACATTAATTCTTTCTCCGAAACACCCTTCTCTTGATAAGGAGAATCGTACTTATATACGACTGCATCATCAAGGAATGTTCTTACTCCCTCCATAAAGCCATCTTGTAACACAGAATTATCTGTTATGTAGGCTGCAAGGAAGAAGCCGTTTCTTTCCTGCGTATCACCAAGGCCAACTGCACCGAAATGACTTCTGAAAGTAGTACCCTGCAACTCATCAAATGAGTACTGAATCATAAGTCTTTTCATCATTTCAAAAAATACTGCTACTTTAATTGCTTTCATATAAGTGACTTAACCGTGATGTCGAGGGCTTGTTTTATTAATGTTTCATTGCTAAATCTACTATCGCTACGATAAATAGAAAAGTTAATCCGTATATTAAACCCATATCTACTTAAAATTAAAGAAGTCCTTAATCTGTTTCTTCTCGGCATCTTTGGCATTCAAGATGTCCTTCACTACGAAATCTGCAAGAGGTGCCAATGCCGTATTCATAGCATCAATCAGTTCACCCTGCGCTCCAAGTTTAGAAAGAACGCCTGCATATTCACAAAGAAATTCATGTGACGAAATGAATCCCATTTCATAATTCGTTTTGATTTCCTTAATTTCTTCCATCTTTTTAAGATTTTAATTGGTTCAACATAATCTGTGGTTAGTCAAAATAACCACTCTTTCTATATGCAAAGGTACAAAAAAAATGTGATATATGCAAATATACCACATTTTATTTTAGTTAAAAATACTAAATTTAACTCACTGAGTATCAGAGCTTTATGCGTTCTTGTAGATACTGCTTAATGTAATTATTTTTGTAGCTTCACCAATCTTGTCTATCAGATTAGTTACAGCTTCATCCACTTCGCACAAAGCATTATACACATCGTTTGGAATATTATCCGTCTCCAAACCGTTACTAGTCATTTTCCAAGTCTGGTTAAGCTGCCTTGCAGCATCCACCATTAATTTAATGTCCGTCATATTTTTAAGTTTTAAATGAATATCCTACTAACTGCCTGGCAGAGCCATCCCATTATGTAGCAAGGCTCTTCGCCTTTCAAGTCAATACCTAGTGATTCGCAGATGTGAGTGACAACGTGGAACATTTCGTGTGTGACAGTGTTCACGAACTCATATTCCGATGTGGTCCTACTGATAGCAGCCACGCTCTTTCTACCTGCAAGATTGGAGTAGGTTAGACCTGTGTTCGGCATTCCTCGTAAGCAATGCTCCCTTGCGCTTTCGACCGCCTTTTCTGTGCAGCCTATCTGCACAAGGGAGTTGCATACCTCATCGGTATCTGCTGCTTTTAAACCGTAGAACACAAGAATCCTCCAATCATACTTCTCTAGATATATCTCTTGACTTATCATAAAATATCATCCCATGGAATGCCGATGCCATTATGGTTACAATCGGCATAGAATCTGTTAAAGATGAAGCCATCCTTCTGGTCGGTATCATCAACCATATCTTTCACGAACAAAGCCATGTGAGCTTCGTCCTCGATGGAAGACTTATAGAAATCAGCCTTAACCATGTTTGCCACATAGACATGATCATAGCCTACATTATTTTCAAGCGTCACTCCCTGCTTGGTAAGGATGGATTCAACCTTATCCTTATCCATGTATTCAACCTCCTCATCCTTTTTGGTGACTGGGTTGTATTTTCTCATCTGAGCAACTGCCCACTCGCAAGCTTTCTTGTTGAAGTGCCAGCCGTTATATCTCAGATATGCTATCATTCCTTCTGGCTTCATATCGTAAGCATCCAAAGGCATTCTACATTTTCCCATAGCTTTTTCTATTAAGGGTGGCAGGGAGAAATCCCCGCCACCGAATTAAACATTAGTAACGTCCACCACCACGGCGACCATAGTAGCGTCGCTCTCCATAGCGGTCTTCGTCACGCCAATCTTCATCGTCCCACTTGTCACGATAGTCTGGCATCGGCATACGGTTTCCCATACGCTCGCGCTTCAGACTATCCAGGCACTTCATAACCTTGCCACCTGCTCGAACCATTTCCTCGCAGTTGTCAACAAGCTCATCGAACTTGTTTTCCGTAATTTCTACCATATATCCCATAGCAATTACTTTTTAAAATTGTTACCGCTCAAAGCCTTAGACAGCATGGATTCAATATTGGATAGCGTTCCCTTCATGCCGCTGACCTCTGATTTGAGGTTATTGATGTCCTGCTCCTGCTGCTTCTCCTTGGCAATCTGTGGGTTGATTCTAGTGAGCATTTCCTCGCAGGAGCTTATGACTCCATTGTGGTAATCTACACTTTCCACGACTCCCTTGGAATGTCGCAACATAGCATCAATCTCGGCGCACATAGCTTCTCTGCTGTCACTGACAACAACACCTTCATTGCCGAAATTCACTATCTGTGCCGTAGATGGCAGCTTTTCGAAATTGACCTGCTGGTCTTCTACTTGTACCTTAACATCAACGGTCGTCTCCAATGTCGGAGTCTGTCCTGGCATATAGCTAGGATATTTCTGCTGAGGATTGCTGACCGATATTACTTGACCGATTTTTAGAGTCGGCTTTTCTCCTCCCTTGTTTAAAATGTAGAAGAGAGAAGACTGTCTTAGTCCTTGAAACATTTTCTTTCTCTTTTAGTGGGACAGACTTTTCAGTCTGTCCCATAGTTAATACTCTGTTAGCCGCCTGTAGGCTGCTGAAACCCAAGCAATCGGATGGTACCGCTCTTCTTGTTGATGTAAGCCAAAGCTTCCGTAACGTTAGCCAGTCCTGCACCTGTTACTGCCGTTCCGTTGTGGTCAACCACGGGAGTCTTTGTAGTTCCCGAAGTCGTGCTAGTGGTTCCGTTCACGGTGGTAGAGCCACTAGGAACTACGACCTTTACAGGAAGGTCAGCACTAGCGGTAGGCACACCTTGGTGTATCTTAAGCAAGACAACACTTTCACAAGGCAGGGCATTGTAACAGTTAGGGTTGATACCGAAGTCCACACTTGCCTCTGTTACCTGTTGTGCATTCGTTCTAAGCTCATAGATGCCACCGATGTCAACTCGTCTGAGACCATTGCGCTGACCGAAATACATTGGGTTGAATGGATTGAATGGATACAAAGGGAACATAGTTACCTCCTTTCCTAACAACCACATCCTACAGTAGAACGAGAAGCCGCTACATCACCTGCATAAGCTCCCATGGCGGCAGCAGTATAAACGTCCTTGTTGAATACTCCGTACTGAGGGTACTGAACACTGATGGTGTTAGGCAACTTGCACTTGATGCCAGCCACCTCTGCCTGCAGCGCAGCCAAAGCTGCATTTACTGGTGTGATGACCTGCGCCTGGTAAGCCTGCAAAGCCTGTGTCTGATGCTCGTTTGAAATCTGAGCAAGCAGGGCACCGTTCTTCTCTCTCAAAGCATCGAGCTTATCCTGCATAGCCTGTGTCTGCATCTGATCCAACTTAGCCAAGACAGACTGATTGTTAGCATCTGCCTTGTCACGGAGCATCAAAGCGTTGGCATTTGCCGTATCATTGATGGCGTGAGTCTGCTGACAGATAGACAACTTGATGTTGCCGTCCATTGCAGTTATGGCGTTATTGGTCTTGCAGCAGCATTCTGCCAACTGGGTAGCGATAGCGTTGTTACCCTGCATGATAGCTGTCAAAATCTGATTAGCATTCATGCCCATCTGATTGCCGAGGTTGCAAATCTGCTGACCTAAGCCATTGATTGCAGCCATAACTGCGTCACTTGATGTGTTGAGGGCTGTAGCCAAGCTCTGAACATCAAAGCCGTTGCGCTGAACTGCCTGCATGATAACGGCAGTATTGGCATCATTGTTAAGCATTGGCATAACGCCACCCTGTCCGTTGGAACCCATGCAGCGATTACCTCCAAAGAGTCCCATACCATTATTGCCCATAAGGATGAACAACAAAAGGATAGCAAAGATGTCTTCACCCCAACCATTTCCGTTTCCACGGTTGTTCAAGAGTGCAATAAGACCTGGGTCAACGCCCTGTCTCTGCATGAGTGCAGGAAGCATAGCCAAGATTCCATTAGAGCCTGTGCCGCTTGTGCCGCTCTCTGGATTGAACACGTAAGTTTTACTTTCCATATCCCGAATTTTTAATTTAACCTTAATATTTAACTAACACTTTTTGTAACGTTACGTGTGCAAAGTTAGAAAATAGTTTTGAAATAAGCTATAAGACTATCATAGTTTTCGTTAGTGGCTATAAATCAGTGGTTTATGGTGATAGTAGGTAGTGTCATTTTTTATCCTCTTAGAACGAAAGAATTTACTTTGCAAACAAAAAGGGCGACCGCTCATCACGAGTAGTCGCCCTAGTTATCCATAAATCAATCTCAAACCTAAAAAAAGAAATCTAAGAATGTTTTCTTTCATATACATATAAGAATATGTATATCACAATAACCAATATCGTTAAACAGCTTAATACACCTATATGACTAAAAATATTCTGCATTTTTGAAACTGGCTCCTTGATTACTTTCGTATCACTTTCCTTCTTTGTTCTCATCAACGAGTCGCACTTGGACCTATATATACTGAGACTATCTTTGTATGCTTTGTATTGTCTAATGCTGTCGAGCAATCTTTGAGTATCTTTTTCGCTTCGGCTATGATACTCGTAATGTAGCCTGTCCTCTCCAATTTTCTTACCTTGCGCATCAAACCTTGTAGCAGTGCTATCTTTGACATAGCTACTATCCTTAGTGTTCTTTTCAATCTCGCGCTTCTGAAAGTGAAGCCATTGCTCAAAGGAGTATGACATACGAGTAGTGAAGAGAGAATCGAACTTTCTTTCATACAACTTGTCTTTTAAATACGTCTGTTTTGTCACTGTCTTCGGAGTTCCGCAGCCGATAATGAGCAGCGAAATGTATATTGCAAGCGTTATGCCTACAATCGCTTTCCAAAAGTTGTAGTCGTGCCATTTCATCATTCATTCAATTTTAAGTGTCCGTATGTGATATAGCTTACTCTTCGCAACCAGCCGTCAAGAAAGTCTTTCTGTGCACCTTTGGCAATGCTCTTAAGATAATCTTCTCTTGTTTTTTTGAATCTCTCAAAAAGCCTCTCACCATTAGATTTATTGATGGCGAACAATGTCTTATTACCAATGATGCCATCCGCCGTGATGCCTAATGTTAACTGGAGATAAGTTACCGCCCTGCTGACTCCACTATTGTAGGCAAAGTCAACCAGCATATTGGCTACACTCTGATCTCGGATTTTGTCTGCTTTGCAGGCATTCCAAAAATTCTGCTTAAAGACACGATGGAAATCGTCCTTGGTGAGGAGCTTTACATCTTCCTCATTCAGAACACCATCGCCATTCTTGTCATACCCGACCCTTCTCCAGGTTGCAAGGGTGATGCCGTATTTTGTTGGACCGCCCTTATCTTTCTTGTTATTTGTGTATCTATCCGTCTCCCAGCTGAGGATAAACGGAACGAGTTTTTTTGAATCTGCCATACTTACTCCTCCTTATTATAATCATTACCTTGAATCAGACAGCCAGATGCGAGAATTGCTCCCATAATAGCTACCACCATTATAATCGCTAACAACATCATATCTTTTTCTCCTTTTCTGCATAATTTAGATAGTCCGACAAATATGGAACCTTCTCGATAAACTTGAAACGCATGAGATAATAGAGGAAACTCACTACATACCAAGGTGGGGTATCCTTCTTGAATATCTGTTTCAAGTTCTTAAGAATATTGCATCCGTAGAACCACAATACTAGGTACGAGATAAAGGAAACGCATTGAACGGAACCTTCCATCTGTCCTTTGAATCGCCCGATTGCATATACTGCTGCACAAAGGACGAAGAACACGGTAGCGTGACCGATGCACACAACAGCTTTCTTTAACTCGAAGTTCTCTCCCTTTGCAATCATACCGCTAAGATAACCGAATATGAAGTTGAGAGTGAAGACGATCATAAGCGAAGATAACTCGCCTTCAATCGGTTTAAGATAGGCGAGGAGTGCAAGAACTACGCCTACAACAATATCTTTAATTCTATCTGCCATAAGATAACTATTTGATGATTAAACAATAACGCTGCAAATATACAATAAAATATTTAATCATCAAATAGATTTTCCGAAAAAGTGCAAAACTTTATGCTTTCATATAAACGAATATATATTTTTGAAGAAATATTGTATATAATTGTATATAATTTCCTTGAAATATTGTATTTTTAAAAGCATCGAAATCAATGCAAATAAAAAAAGAGAGATAATCACTTACCTCTCTTACTCAACTCCTAAGAAATATTTAGTAGATACAGATACAATCCTACCCCGAACCACATTATCAATATCATAGTTGATGATGTCACCCAAGATAGAAAGAACTTATCTATCGTCTTATACTTATAAGTAATGTATAGGTATGCAATGAACGTGCTGTTAATTATTACCAGTATCGCTACTATAATCAAAGTCTGAAACATAAAATCCATAATACTCATACGTGCTCGCTTATCCGTGCTGCGATAGGGCTTATACGTTATGATTTTCTCTTGCTTTTTATGTAGTGTAGTATATCCCACTTCTTAAAATATCGGGTGTGCCCACGCTTCTTGCACTCGCCATTCGGAATGTCGCCCCTAGCAACCATTCTATTCAATGTTGCATCAGAAACGTGCAGTTTCTCCTTGACCTCCTCGGTGCTCATCATAGGGTTGAGCATGTTTGGAATGATGTCACACAATCTATCCAGGTCATCATCGCTCATTCCGCAAGCGGTGACCTTCTCGCCATTTCTCTGTTGCTCGTCTGCCTTAAAGCAAGCATCACTCAGCGACTTCAAAGCCGTTCCGAGTATCTTATAATTTAGTATCTTTCCCATCACGCACAGATTTTACGTCCTAACTTACTTCGACTGATAAACAAATCCACAAAAGAGTACAGATAGAATATTGCCGTCACTACCATTACGGTAAAGCAGGAATCTATCATATCATTAGTGGTGTACCAACTCCAGTGTACGATATGAGCCGCATTCACACCAAAGAAATAGAAAAATGGTATTCTATACCTCCAGCACAGGAAGAAGAACCTGCTTGCTAATATCAAAACCATTGGCAAAATATAAACCATAAAGTAAATGAATAAATAGCAGGGAAAATTCTCATTGTTTGTTATGAACATTTCCCTTGGATGCTGCGAGAAATCCCACATTCCGTATGCATGGAATAACATGATGGTGATGGGTACGTACTTGCAGAACCATCGGAAGAATTTCAGAATCCTTCTGCTATACCGATTTCCATGCCGCATCAGCAAATCCATAACCTCGCTGATGTCCTTGTCTTGCAACCACCTCAGTAGGCTGCTTTCGTCTTCTTTGTTCATAAGCTTATTTTTTTAGACCATTGTTTCGTTGATTTTTAAGTTTCTGTCGCAAAGATATATATATTTTAAGAAAAGAACTTAAATCTTGATTGATTTTTGCGTTAAATTTTATAAAAAGTAACAATCCGTAAGTTTATTGCTACTTTCTACCTCTTTCTCATTTTTCGGTAACGGAAGCATTGTGCTTTCAGATTAATTTTGTATCTTTGCGGCAGAAATTAAAACATTAAGATTATGAATATTAAAAGATTTGATACTTATAGAGGTGTCTGCGTAGATTGTATCGGTACAAAAGGTGACGTTTCCGTTGTGGTTACTGATACAAAATACGTATGCAAACCAAAAGAAGATACAGCCGCATACGAATTATACAAGCAGATAGAAAGCGGAGAAGTAATAGCGGTCGCATTCTACTATATCAAAGAATATTCTGGAATGGACAGAATCCTTCGTGTTATATTTATGCCAAAGGCGGATTTTGAGAAAATGGTATCTATAGATGATTGTCAGTATATCGGTAATAAGATTCATGGGCTTCCGATGGGAATAGAGATGTACTCACTGGAAGGTGCTCATCTAAGCAAGTTAAGTATCTGTTGATAAGAAGCACCATAATGCCAAGTAAGCGTTATGGTGCTTCTTCAGTCTCCACAACAACTTCTCCGTCTCTCATATAAACCTCAACCACATCCCCTTCATCAAGAAGCAGGCTGATTTCCTCCTCGGTCGGAACTCTCCTTAATGTCTTCTTCATCTTTCTTATTGATTATATTCTTGGCAATATTCATAAAAATCGCCTTTTCTGTGTATTTGTATTTGAGTTTCACTACATCGAAATGACCTTCTATATAGCAATACTCATAGAACTTTGGCGGCAGCTTCGCCATTATCCTACGCTTAGTAGCATATTCGTTGTAATGCGTCATAATGCCAAGGTATGAATTGACAGAAGCAATATTCTTCTTAATATCATCAACCATTCCCATTTCGGTAGCATTACCTAGTCTTTCCACGGCAAGTGCAAAGCTATTGATGGTATGGTTGGCAACGTAAATCCTATCTGGCTTGATGACCGCACCAGTAAACTGAACACCCTTGGAGTAGTGCTGTAGATAGAATTTCTTCTCATTAAGCCTCAAACCAAGCTTTCCGAGTTCTGTTCTGAGCATAGGAACGATAGGTAGTAGTTTCTCCTTATCCTTGCTTACGAATGATATATCGTCCACATACCTATTATGCCTTACGCATACGGCATCAATCTTCCAGTCAATGGTATTTAGCAAGAAGTTAGCAAACAACTGAGCGAATAGGTTGCCGATGGCGATACCCCTGTCTTCTCCATTAGTGAACAATGATTTCTCCTTTGGGATGAAATTCCACATCCAAAGAGGACTTCTTCGTTCACAGTTAAGTTCGGGTCTGTGCATGATGACAAGATTACAGAGCCATCTAAGGTCTTCTTTATCGTCTCCTTCATAGTGCGCTACAATGAAACCATCAACCATCTTCGCTAGCTTAGATTTGATGATACTCATAAAGAATCCCTTCAAGTCAACCTTCATTACATAGGCATCCTTGGTATAGTTCTCGCTCTCCTCACGAATATCTTCTACTAATTGAACAACACCAGCAAGCTGTCCTTTTCCTTTGCGGCAGTTGTATGTTCTGCCACAGAATATCCGTTCAAACAATGGCTCTAGCCTCAATGCTATGTAATGATGGATAACCCTATCCCTGAACTCGCCTGCAAACACCTCTCTATAACGAGGATAGCGGACGACAAAGCAGATAGATTTTCCGGTTCTATACTGACGTGAGTTAACTTCATTCATAAGTTCAACAAGGTTGTGAACATAATCAAGCTCGAACTCCGTAGCTCCGACTGTGCTCCGCTTTCTTTTACGGCAGTCTAAATATGCTTCTAGTATCGTTTCAAAATCTATCATTTACTATTTTCCTGAATACGTCTTCTTTATTAGTGCTGAAACTGGACGAACCCTGTTCTGATTGAACTTATAGTTGTTGTTCACGTTGCCATCGTTCAGATTCAAGTTCCAAGCGTTGGTCGCCGAGTTCTGGGTTATCACTACATTGTCTTGTTCTTTACCATATATGATGGTAGTAGCCCATTTATTCGGAAGACTGTTCTCCTAGTTTGGCTTACCTCCCTAGCACTGACTACGTTCACTCTCTAACCTTTTAAGAGCTTCGATGAGCGAACCCTTCCACGCTGTACTTTGCCGTCCTATACTATCCATCAGCAGAAGCAGATTTGCCAACCTGCCTCTGCCTTTTATCCATTGATGTTCTCCTGCTATCTCTATCAAGGTATTCAGTAATTCCAAGTTTGATTGCAGCTCGACAATATCATCAATTCTCGTTTTCAAATCCTTACCCATATAGACCTTTGCGATAATATGAAGAGAATCGATAGCTGTGCGCTCTATTCTATCCCCAACAACATATCGCTGTTCTTTCGGAAAGTCCTTGATGATATAAATCACCTCGTTCAGAAACTTCTTCATGTCTCTGTAAACCCTTGTCTTACTTGCAATCTTTGCCGTCATTATTGAATACCTTTCTTGGTCATAACTTGCTTCCCCACGCCCTTAAAGGCGTGGGAGTGAAAAGAACTAACTACTAACTAATATAAAAATGCTGAAACTGGACGAACCCTGAGCTGACGGAACTTATAGCGGAAGTTCACGAGGCCATCGCCCAGATACAAGAGCCAAGCGCTGGACGCCGAGTCCTGGGTACTAGACCAATACCATGTTGATTGCAGCTGTGTAGCGCCACTAATCTTTGATAAGGCATAGTTAATCTTATCAAAGTTTGCCCAAATCATCGCCAGTTCAGCCAACGATGGCAACCACCATCTTCCTGTGGTCAAACCTTTGCCGTTGGCATTTACACGTGCATACTTGTTACAGAAACCAGCGGCGTAAGCCTCCGTATTAGTAACGTTGCTCGATGTACTTCCGTTAATGATAGCGGTTGTATTTGCTCGACCAGCAAAATCATTCAATGTGGTCATTCTGTCGCCAGTTGTAGTAACTCCGCTAATCTGTACTGAGCCAGACATATCTGATGATGATACTGGCTTAGAACTCCACTTTTTATCCGTTCCTTCTGTTGGAGCTATCACGAGATGTCTTCCACCTTCAACAAGAAGAACGCCTTCTGCAACTTCTCCGCTATTTTGATAAGATGCCCAAGAACTTACCCTTACGGCAAGAGGAAAGTTATCGCTCTTGCGATGAAACATAATGAATACACCATCGTACAACTGACCTATATCTGCTCTGATGGCATCCTCCATCGTTACTTTACTAGCATTTGTTATCGCTTGCCCGTTAGCAGACAGCCAATCGCTGATTTTTCTAGTTTTTATAGCCATAATATTATGTATTTAAATGATGTTATTACTTATTTTTTTCTCATCTGCTGATACCACATTGCTGATAGCGGCATTCACTGCATCGATGAAGCAGGGAGCGGTAGTGCGTTCAACAAGTTCCTTGATGATTTTCACCTCGTCATCGGTGTACTCTGTATCATCACTTCCGTTCCACATCTTCACGGCAAGAGCCTGTCCTGCCAGCCCTAATCCTGCTCCCTGCGAGTAGATGATGTTCGCAATCTGCTTGCGAGCGTTAACAACCTGACACTGATTCTTGTCGAGTGTCATAAATACTTCCAAATGTTCTAAATTTATCTTCATAATCAATTATATTTTATTATCTTGTTGCGTAACTTACAATCCACTGGATTCCGTTATACCATATCCAGCTAACCTGACCTCTAGTGTCTGAGTGCCACGTTGTTGCTGAACTTGTGTCACGAGTATCATATATGTTTGTGTCCGATGATATATTTACCCGACCTCCTCTCTGTATGATGGTATAGCATTGCCCATATTTCGGGGAAGATGGCAACGTGAGAGTGATGGTTGAGGAATTGTAGCACTCCACCGTGTGATGATACTCTGTCAGCGAATCACTAGCAGCCAAGCGAACAAATGATGGTCTTAAACCTATTACATCTCCACCTCTAATTACGATAGCATGGTTACCTTCATACGGATTCGTCATATCAAAACTGCCTGCCTGGTCTGCCCAACGTGTAAGCAAGTCTAACGCCGTACACATTTTGCCTGACGGCGTTGAAGTGCCAGCATCTATCAAAATCCGAATACCTGTGCTCAGGTCGTTATATGCACTTGTTACAGAATTAATTCTAAGACCAGTTCCCAGATAGCTGCCACAAGCGACGAAATAGCCTTCACCGTGTAGATATGCTTGATTCATAAACTGAAGATATTCATTCGACAGGCTCATGCCTTCAGTCTGCCCTATAGAGCCTATTGAGTTTTTATTGATATTGAATCCGGCTATACTTCCGCTAGTTGCATCTATTCTACCAGATATATCTGCATTCGTAGCTTTTAAATACCCATTCTTCTTTACCGCAAACGAAGCCGAATCGCCAGTTTTACCTCCAAGCCATAAGCTCCAGTCGTAATCATTATCAACAACTCTGAACGAGCCATACATCTTACTATTAGTAGTATCAGTTGGATTGAGCAGATTAATCTGATTAGTTCCGAGCATATTGATGGTTGCATTCTCAGCAAGGAGAAGATGAGTTGCTATTGACTTATAGTTGTTCATCTCTTTCCAGTGTCCATCATCCAAGCTAGGAGTATCTGTTTTATCATCGTAAGTGACAATACATTGCCACCACTTACCATTGATACACACAACGTCAATATATTCTTCTGCACCCGAACCAGACAGATATTTGTAACTTCCCGATTCAAATCCGTCATGCTCACGCATCAGAGCACCTTTCGTTCCTCTCGTTGCTACGGAGTAAGAAGGGTTACTGCTGCTCCCGTTAGTGTACTTGAAGATGGTGCGTGTCCACAAATATGGATTTGCATCCGTAATATTCGGAACGCTCGTACTCCAAGTACCTTGAGGTGGAGTAGTGCCGCTACTACCAATCTGATAGGTCACTTCGGTGCTTTTGATGCCATTTCCTGTAGCACCAGTCGCTCCCTTGATATAAGACCAATCGTATTTAGTCCAGTCTTCAGAATCAGTTGGTGTTTTATTTACTAGCACTCCTACATAAGCATGTTCTTTACCATTAGCACTCACTGTAAACCCAGTGCCCTTGGAATCATCCATCCAAGCAATGTGAATATAATACTGCACTGCTGGTGTTCCTGGGTCACCTTGAATCTTTCCTACATTCTCAAAACCTCTAGCGTGAGTAGAGTCAGTCTTAGATGTACCAGTGTACACCCACAGGTAGCCGCTAATGATATATCCATCACCTAATGTGTTGCCAGATGTAGGCAGCTCTGACGTACTACCTTTTGACCCCTTGATGGTTACAGAAGTTCCATCCTTGCCATCCTTTCCGATGTACGTATAGGTGATATTCTCCGTTGTCTTGTTATTGCTCCAAGTATAAGTTGTCCTAGTCCAGAGAAACTTACCCTTGTTGGCTGCCGCACTCGCATCGGGTGCGGTCGAAGACCACTTCTTGGCTTCGCTTACACTTGATGTAATAGCATAATCGACAACCGTCTTGGTAACGTAGGGGGTATCACCGCTTTCGCCCTTTTCACCTCTAATAGAGATAGAAATAGAGCCAGTCGCTTCTGCTAATTTCCTTACCATAGGCTATGCTATTTAGTTCCTGTTATAGAATATACCGCGCCCTTATATTCTCTGATACCAGCTTCGGTAATCGTGAACGTATTGCCCGACTTCGTGATAGCAGAGTTGATAGGCACGCCAGCATTGGAGTAGAGAGACATCGAGAACGTTACTCCTGTCTCATTAGCCGTTGAACCTCTCTTGCGCATATACGGCTTATACACAATCTTGCCGCCTGAGTTCTGAATGAAGTTCTCGGCTACAGGGTTGTCGTTTCCGTCCGTAGGGTTCGGATAGAGAATATACTCATCCGACACATCATTGATAGTCTGTGTGTCGGAAGCGTAGAAGTCAGTACCTTTGTATGCCTCGCACTTAACGATGATGGAAGAATCCACATCCGTCTCGTTGATGGTGAATGTAGCGGAAGTGCTATTCTGCTTGAGCACCCATCCGCCGTTAGCATCTGGCAGATACCACTTGAACGTATATCCAGTAGATGTAACCATATTTCCATCTGTGACCTGCGCCTTGACCGTGCAAGTTCCGCCCTTCTCCGTAATCGTGAAGAGATTCTTGTCTGACGTTGCGATGATGTTCACACGCTTGGAATCAGTCACACCCTCGGCTATGTAAACTGGGTACATAGCTTGTAGCGTAACGCTCGTATTGGACATTGATACGCTGACCTTACAGATGATGTTGAACGAATCGCCACCATTAATATTAATAAGGTTCTTATTGACCGTGAGCGTTGGATTTCCGCTTGCATCAGAGCCTTCTGTAAAATGCCCTGTCACACCTCCGAATGCGGTAGTGGATACGTGGGAAGCATTAAATGCAAGCGTTACACCTGACACTATCCAAGTCGGAGTGCCTTTAGAAAGGTCGAATGAGTTACCAGCACCCTGTTCTGCTGAATATGCCTGCATTACCAACTTCGGCTTGGTCGCACCGCTCGCTTCGAAATTAGGCACAACGTTGGATGGTGACGCTGGGTTGCCATCATAATTCTGATAAATATCACCAGTATTACATTGCAAGATTGGGTGCAACGTAGTACCATTACTTGTGACAACAATCTGTCCAGTTACCGTAGCTTTACTCATCGCTTACCTCGCTTTCTTCTTTAGTGTCTGTATTCTCGAAAGACGGCTTATCACCGCCACCCGAACCGATATAGTCATTGCTTCTTGTGTCACCCTCGCCGCCATACGCCACTGGGGTGTAGCAGTAGGCAGAAGTATCGGTAGTTCCATTTATCTCCGCAAGGGCATCGCTCTCAGCTATCAGCGAGCCGCCGACATTGGCTGCTCTCTCATTGAGGTTCACGCCATCAACACCATTCAGCTCACTCTGATAGAGCAGACAGTTTCCGTCACTTGTCATTGTCAGCGGAACTCCGCTTCTGATAATTTTCTCAGCAACCTGCTTCGTAACCTTAACGTAGTATTTCATAATTCTTTATTTTTTAAAGTTAGACAACATTATCCGTTATTCTCATCAATTTCCCTTGATATGATGTAGTTTCCGTTCTCATCTACAAGGGCATTTCCGTTCTCATCAACAATAAGCTCGTAAGCACCTCTGTCTTCGATGGTGAGACGAATACTTTTCTTCGCTTCGAAAGGGCATTGGAACGTTTCGCCATAACCTAACACCTCCACACTCTCTGTCATTGTGGTAACGCCGTTGTTTACGCTCTTTCCATACGTTACCTTCTGCCACTTAGCTCTCAGTACTTTCTCCCATACTGATGGCTCGATAACTCCGTTATTGTCGCTGACTACTGCTTGGCAGACAACAGATGTCGCATCTTCGTTGAGTCCGAAGCCGTCACCGATGAACTGAGCCGTGAGCGGCGGAATGGTTCTGTTGATGTACGTAACCTTTCGAGCATCGGCTTCTCTAGGAGAAGAAGGAACGCTGCCGCTATAGATGTAGCACGCTCTCAACTCATATCCGATGCCTTCGCCTATCATATCGCAGTCGATGGTAATAGATGAAATCTGTCCGTTAGCACCCTTTGTCATTGCGGTAATCTCGTAATTCTCGGCATCATCAACAGAATTGATAAGCTGCTTCGTTCCGTTATCCAAGATACGATACCACCAAATCTTCGTCTTGCTGTCTGCCGTCTTATCCTTTGCTCCGACCATAATCTTGGCGGTAAGAGTCCTAGATGCAGCGTGCTTGATAGGATTCCACAACACCGTAGGAGGACTATCTAGCATAATCTCAGCCCGAGCATTCGTGCAGTCTTCGAGATAAAGAGCCTTGTTAGCCACAAATGTGTACTTATATCCGCAAACTGGGTCTGTCCAGTTTCCTTCAAATCGCATTGTTCGTGGCTTTCCTAGAACGGAGTTCTGCTTGATATAGAGAGTTCCCTTATCCGTTCCTTCCATCACGGCTTCATATCCTGCCTTCACGCTCGCATTCTCACTTGTGGCTACAACCACGATGCCGCTAGATGTCACCTCAGACCACTTAAATGAATCCAACTGACTGTTACAGGTCGTTGTCTCGCCTGGGTTATCGGGGTCAATAAGATAGCAGGCTGGGAACATCGTACAAGGGCGAATAGAGAAATCGGGAGAGAATGAGCCTTCGATACCATCATACTGCTGTCTGTTGATGATATTTCCAACTATTTCTATGCTGACGGACTGAGAGTAAGCCGTAGGCTGTATCTCCATCATCTTGTCAACACTAACCGCTAATTCTTTAGCCATATCCTATTATTTTAAAAGTTCAACATTTTAGAAATTAACACTCACGTCTTCCGAATACATCGTCTCGCCATCCTTGATTTGCGCTTCGCAACGGAAGACGACCGTACCAACTTGGAAAGCCGAGCCGCCGAGGTCTTCATAGGTCAAATCAACAGATAGACCACAATTTGCATGAGAGAGTGCCCATTTGTTGTCTGCCGTAGGATTGTTTGTTTCCCTCGTCCATACGATATTCGTCATTGAATCCGTCACGTCCTGATTATAGAGCCTTCCAACCACTGATAGAGTAGTGAACACCTTCCAAGAGCCATCAGCATTCGTTGCCATCAAGTCGTTGAGACGGAAGTTCCACAGCTTCGATGATAGCATTTCGAGTGTGAAGTAAGGATTACCCTCCACGAATGCCCAAGCGGTAGATGAGTATGTTGGCGGCTTCGTGGTCTTGTCTTCGAGGCACTGCCACTTGCACCCGAGGTAATATACAGTATCAATCGTCCTGTCACCATTGCGGTAAGGATTATCGCCTTGCGCCACAGCCAAGCTCCATACACCTCTGTCTCTTGTCGTGTAGATTGGATTTCCTTGATAATCTATCTGTTGGAATGATGCAGCCATCATCCACTTAGCATAGAAAGCTCCGTCACGCTTATTGGCGGTAGGGAAGTCTTGGAAGAGGAACGACAGCGCATCTGGCAGCTTGCCCATCGCAAGAGAGTAGTTCGTCTTGTCGATTATAGGCTTGGTTACGTGGTCGAGCCATACGAGTAAGCCCTCGGATGATGATATGTACCAGCAGCTCTGCCTGTCCTCATCCACCGCATTTCCCCAGCGTATCAGCCTAGCCAACTCGCAAGGTGGATAGTTCTTCTTGCTAGGACATTCATTGTCGGGATAACAGACAACCGTGATGGTATTCGTTACGGTGTTCACCGATAACACTCGCAGCCACATATCATAATACTTGCCGTTCTCTGCCAGAGTATTGATGGAAGCTAAGACAACATCGTTTTCCTTGAATGCCGTAAAGTCGTTATCCCACCGCTTCTGAAGCTTCAAGTCGTAAGTTACATTGCCGCCTTCCGTTGCCGCAGGAATCTCCGTAACAGATTCAACCATACCGCTCTCTGTGAAGACGAAATTGCTTTCCATCGCCGTCTGTCGGTTCACGATGAGTTCCTTGGCGATAATAGAACTTCGGGACGTGATGCTTTCGAACTCCGCATTGCCAAGCTCGTCAATCCTGCCACCAGTACCGAAGAGCATTCCCTGAATGAACTCTCCGAAGGTCGCACCCTTCTTAAATTGAGATAAGTCTTCTGCTGTCAATCCTTTCAAGAACTTCTGAATCTTCTCCCAAGTGATTGTGCCCTTTGCTGTGTTATCCTGCAGCCTAGATACAAACTCCATCCTAGAACGTCTAGCAGAATAAACGTTGCTATCAGATGCAGGAGTAGAATCATTCAGCCCAATTACATAGACACCACCATTACCGCTTCCTGTGCCGCCTATCTGCATTCCATTCACCTTGATGGAATCAACCTTGTCTTCCAACTTACCCAACCGGCTTGTTGCAGCCTTTTCTCCTACAGTGTACTGAGGGTGGTCGTAAGGGATATCCAAAGGTATCTCCATTCCGATGATACGAGAGTTTCGGTAGTGCTTGCCATCCGCGTCCACCTGCGCAAACATATCATTAATCAGCTTTACCTGCTCACCGAGAGGATGGTAATCGTATGTTCCATCATTGTAGAACTTATCGCCATCCATCGTGCAGGTGAAGTTTGAGTTGCTGATCATTGTCTTCTGATAGTACTGCTTTGCCCTGTCGAACAGAGACAACTGAGCGGTAGGGATGAGGTCCGTATCTGTAATTTTGGTTGCGTCCCAGTTGAACAGAAAGTACTTATCACCAACCTTTGGGCACATAATGCCATCTGGAAGAGTTCTTCCGTAGGTGTCGTTTGCCACAATCTCGAAGTAGTTAACCTTGTCGATAACCTTGAAGCTGACATCGAACTCCATACCCATGAGAGCACCGCTAGTGAACTTGATGCCTAAAGTGAGGTTACTCTTTATCCAACTCTCCTTGAAGTTATTAGTGAAAGAGTCTGTAGATGTGACCTGCCAAAACGTCTGTGTAGTCTTCGTTCCGTCTTCGTTATCAACTGTGCTATCATAGGTCTTGATACTGCTGACTACACTTTCCACCTTTGGATATTCTTCATCGAACATAACGACACCTTCGATAGCCTGCTTGTCGTTCTTCACGACATTCACATTCTCCAGGTAGCCATCCTTGGCGTAGAAACCATCACTATCCACTTCCTTGTTAGGGAGCATGAGGTAATCAGTAGCAACACCATCGGTGGTGACGTCCGCATCGGCACCAGTGAAATATCCCTTCGGAATATTTCTGTCTGAGCCGAATGCGTACAGTCTCGTAATATAAGTTGACTTAGATTCCGAATAGGACATAGACAGAACATTAACATCCTGTTCGAATGTTGTCTGCCCTTCCATTTCGCAATATCCAAGGTATATGATAGAGCCATCTATCCACCACTCGCAGTTGAGCGCATCTTCGGAACAGATGGCGTTGAGAGCATCAAGGATACTGATGGAGCCGTACTCGATCAAGAATCTCTTCTGAACATCGAAAGCCTTGTTGTTGTATGTAGTGTAGTCAACGGAGAAATCCTTGCCATTGTACGTAAGACCTAGTGCCTTTAGGTTGCCGAGTATAACGTTCATGTGTACACCTACCGTTGTGATGAGGTTGAAGGAGGTCTCGTTGGCTCCGTGCTGAGGGCGATACTTGCAAAGCTTATTCTTCCAAGACATATAGTAGGCATCCATCTGCATTTCGTAGTCGTAGCCATCACTATCATTGTGCTTAGGGAAGTATGCTGATGTCAGCTCGAAATAGCCGAAGTCGGGTATCTCTACAGAATCTCCAATCTCGAAATAGACAGGTGTAGCCGTAGTGAACTTCAAGATGATGTAGTGATGGTCCATAAGCTGATATGACAGCTTAGAACCCTCGCCGAAGTCCTCTAATGTGAAGAATACCTTGTTATTTCTCTTAATCTGAATCATTAGCTTGTATATTTACTTGTTTCACCTCTGTCACTAGGGTCTGGCTCATTGAGTTTAAGACTGAACTTTGCCATTTCCCGAATGAACTGACTGAATTGAGTGCAGGAGAGATAGATGCACCGATACCACACATTAGGCTGAAATCGGGTGCGGATAACCAACTCTCCCTTAGCAAGAACCTCCTCGCAGAACCTAGCATAGTTCGTCATGAACGTATCTGAGTCCTTGGCGGTCATATTGAACGGCAGCGTTATCTCCCTCTCATCCAATCTAGGATTGTGCTTGATAACTGACTTTCCGTCCTTAGAGCGATACTTGTTGCTGATGAACTCCTTGTTTGGTGCAGGGGTCATGAGCGTACTGAGGGCGGTTTCGTCTAGGAAGATGCCCCACGTAAGGTAGGCATCCTTGCCATTGATGTAAAGTTGTCCATTAAGCATAACTATTTAATCATTAAATAACCTCGTAGGCTTCGCTGTGAGCCACTTTTGCTATTGTTGAGTATAGTTGTAAGGGCTGGCAAGCGAAAAGCCTATAGAGGTCAAATATCCTTTAATCTTCTGTTCATGTCATCCAGCTTTGTTCCGAAGTCATTATAGGTGAGCTTTGAATATTTCACGATGTCTTCGAGGTAGCTGTTTGTCATGATCATCATGTTTCTAATCTCCAATACTGCGCCATTGGTTGAGATACCGAGTGTAACGATGCTCTCCATCTGTGATATGGTGGTAGTCATGTTCTGAGCGATGGACTCTCCTGCAATCTGTAGAGCGGTGAAGCGACCATTCAGCTCGTCTGCGGTATCTTGCCCCATAGATGCCCATCCTCCGCTTGTTGCGGTCTGTGATGAGGATGAGGAACCAGTGTAGCCAGTCACCTTCGCCCAATCATCACGTCTCTTCAAGCCTTCCTGGACTATATCATCGTAACGCTTGTTGAATGCGTCTATGTCGATTTTCGATGAATCTCCATTTGCAGCATCTATTGCATCTGCCCAATCCTCATAGAGCTTTTTCAATTTCCCATTCATGAGGTCTTCCATCGAGTAGGAGAGAAGAGCTTTCTGCATCATTTCTGCGAAATCATCAGAGAAGTCCTGCGCAGACTTACTCATATCCATGAGGTTACTGATGAAGTTATCCTTCATGCTATCAAAGGAAATCTGAGTAATAGACTCGCGCCATTGCTCAGTCAGCTCATCAAGATTACCTGCAAGGTCCGCATAGTCTTCAAGTTTGTCAAGAACCGACTCTCCGTAAGCTGAACGTCCTTTGTAGTGTGCACCTGTATCTCTAATCTTATCAACCAAATCTTGGTATGAAAGCAACTTCTTCATTTCCTCTGGTGTGAGGGTGGTAATATCACCATTGAAGTCACTCTTCACATTCTGTCTGATTTTAGCCAACTGCTCATTACTGAACCCGCTCCAATAACTACTCCATGAGTGGTGCGAACCATGATAACTCATCTGTTGCTTCGCTATCTCCATGACGTTGTGATTGTAGGTCTCCTGCTGCCGCTTAGCTTCCTTGTAAGCATTGGTGGATTCCTTACCATACGTACCTGTCATGGTGTCTTTCAGCTTGTCGATGGACTTCTGTAATCTCTCATTACTGTCTGTCAGTCTATCAATAGTCTTCTGAACCTTTTCGGCATTTGAGTTGGTAAACCAATCTGATGGACCTTTCGATGAAAGAGCTCCGAGAGAGAGAATGTTTCCAACACGACCTAACACGTTATCTAAGAGACCGCCAACACCATTAACAACGATGCTTTCGAGAGCCTTGAAGAGATTTTCGGGCAAGTCGAAGATGGCATCAATGAGATTTCCCACGGAAGCAAGTATGCTGTCAACCAAATCTGATAGCCATTCGAATTGAAGTAGCTGAGTAAACGAATCAAGAATACCCGTTACGAAGCTCTTGATGGAACTTGCGAGATTGAGGATGAGTTTCGGTATCTGTGCCACCACTCCTACGATTGAGCCGAGAGCACTACCCATCATATTGGTTATTCCGTCTCCGATGGAACCGAGAGTGCTTCCTAGACCTTTCGATATGGTCGCACCCATTGTCTTGGCTACTCCGTTGCCCATAGTGGAGAGTGATTCGTCAAGAGCACCTTTCAAGGCATCTATGTTGCCAACCGCAGATTGTACCTCCGAGAACCCTTCGTTGCCTTTCCATGTTCCGAGCTTATTGAGCGCAGCGGTGAGACCCGAAGTATAGTTCGTAACGGCTTCAGTAGCGGAGTTGAGTTTGATGCCGAAGGTATTCATTTTGTTCTTGGTATCAACTACAGCTTGGCTTGCATCGTCAGAGGACTTCTTGATTTTGTCGAAAGCCTCCTGTGTTATGTTACCATTTTTCAAGTCCTTCTCGGCATTGGCTAGCTTAGCATTCCATAGTTCTTCATTCTTGACTGCTGTCTGATATTCGAGAATAGACTGATTAAAACTGGTGATGGACGCAGCGAGGTTCTGCCACGTTGCATTCTGATCAGTGCCGAGGTAAGTGCGAATCTCCTGCATGAGGTCAACAACCTTCTGCTGTGTCTGAGTATCGGCTTGCTGAAATTTGTCCGTGTTGGTATAAGCATCTAGCTTTTCGAGCATAGGCTTTAGCATTTCCTTGCTCATATTGCCTACACCGCTCATCAGACCCTTCCAGTCAATGCCCATGGAGATACTTTCGTAGTCGAAGTTAGCGAGAGCCTTTTTCTTCTCCTGCTGGAGAGTCTTCTTTTCGCCTTCCGTCTGAGCCTTGGCAATCTTATCTTCGTACTCCTCGGCAATGGCTTGCTTCTGCTGATAGAGTGAGCCATACTCCTTCAAGTAGTCACGCATAGAGGTGAGGGCTTCCCTGTTGACCTCATCAAGCTTCTTGTTGTACTCTTGGGTAGCGAGGTCTCTAGCCTTATTGAGGGCATTGGACTGAGCAGAGGTAAGGGTTACTTTCTTGCCAGCTTCCTTGTTTTTCTTCTTGAACTCTGCTTCCTGCTTGTCAATCTCGGCTTTGCGCTTGGCATAGTCGTTCTTGATTTCAGCAATCTTCTTCTCCGTGCCTTCCTGCATGATGGATATATCATTGTCGATATTTTCCTGCTGCAGCTGCTTCAAGTCCTCATTCAGTTCTTCCTGGGCCTTCTTGCGGTCTTCTGCTAGCTTCTTAGCATCAGCGGCTGCTTTCTTGGTTTTGGCAGCGTTCTTCTTGGCATTGGCTTCTGCCTCTTCCTTTTCGCGACGCTTCTGCTTAGCATCGTCTTCTGCCTTGGTCTGCTTAGTGTTCGCAGCATTGGTGTAATCCCATCCTCGCTGGGCAATATCGTTTGTTGACATCCATTTGCCATTGACTAGCGCACCAGACTTCTTGTTGTTTGCAAGGTCGCGTGCCAAAGCGGAAAAGTACTTACCTAAGCGTCCTAGCTCCGGAATATTCATGTTCTGCATCCACGATGGAATCTTGGCATCGAAGTTAACGTGGAAGTTGATGTTGTTCTCGGAATAGTTCTGCATGAACTCCTTGACACGGTTGTAGAGAACGTGTACATCCTCGCCGGCACCCTGGAGCTGCTTCTGCAAAGCGTTTATCCTGTTCTTGGTAGATGTGGTCTTGTTTCCGAAATCCTCGGTAGCATCTGCCGCCCGGTTGATATTATCTGCCTCTTCACTATGCAGCTTCTTTGCAGCTCGAAGTTCGTAGAGATAACCAATCAATGCCTTCCTGGCATCGCTTGTATTGTCTCCTGTAAAACCGAAAGCATTAGCTAGCTTTTCAGATTCGGATATCAAAGAAGCCTCTAACTGATTATATTGCTTCAGATAGGTCTGATACTCCTTGGAGTGCTCATTCAAGCCAGCCATCTTCTGAGTTAGGTCATCAAACTGCTTGATAACCGAGTCAGATACAATGTTCTGTATGCCGACGGCTATACCGCTGCTAGAGGTTCCATAATCCTTCAACTTACCCAAAAGGGCTTGCTGAGCGCTATCCACACGGTTGTTGTAGTCTTCGTTAGCCTTGGAGATTGCATTGGCTCTATTGCGCTCTGTAGCCTCCAGCTTGATTTGTTCGACGAGTTCTTTAGATTTATCTATCTCCTGCTGCTTAACATCCACAAGGTTGCTCTCGTCTTCCTTGATCTTGTCGATAGCAATTCCATAGTTGTCATAGATGTTTGACAGCTCCTTGATGGTGTCCTTGTAAACCTTGGAGCCTTCCTTGGCAGTCTTCAGAATGGAGATTAGCGACTCGACCTTGCTTGATGCTTCATTTGCACTCTCGGTAAACTTGGAAGTCTTGGTGGCGGCATCCTCAGCGCTATTGCCGAATAGATTGAACATCGTGACTCCAGCTGCTACTGCACCAAGAACCAGACCGAGAACATTTGAAGAAGAGACCAAATTGAACAGAGCCATGGCATCCTTGGCGGTTGTGATAGACTTCGCTAAAGACAAGAATGCTTTCGCACTCTCCCAAGCTACCTGTGCCTTAGATATTGCTATCATCGTTATCACTGCAGCCTTGTATGCTCCATACGCTGCAACAACAGTCATGAGTACCTTGCCTACCGTCTCCCAATTCTCAACGAGGGTGGAAACGACTCCCAATCCGGTATTGATAACACCCTCCTGGGATTTGCCAAGCTCGTTGAACATCTGCTCGATGGCATCCTCAATGTTGCTTATCTGACCGGTAATAGTCTTGGACTGAGCCTCCATCAAGCCACCGAACTTGCTACCCTCGGCGGTCATACTCTGCATTGCCTGGATGAAGATGTCGCTGGTTACCTTGCCTGCCTTGATTTGCTTCTGTACCTCCTTGATGGCATTGGTAACGTCAAGACCCATAACCTTAGCTATCTCGTCTGCGATAGGAATACCTCGGTTAAGGAACTGATACAAATCCATCGTGTCCATCTTGCCCTTGGCGATAGTGGTGCCGTAAAGCATCACGAGGTCTTTAAGGTTCAGACCCATACCTGCTGCCACGTCTCCCAACCCGATAAGTGTCTTGTTGACATCCTCTGCTGCTACGTTGAATGCCAGGAGCTGCTTGGCTCCCTCTGTAACGTCTTCAACCCCGAAAGGTGTGACGGCTGCCGTGCGGATCAACTGCTTCATGAGAGCATCGGCTTTCTCCTCAGACTGCAACATCGTCTTGAATGCCATTTCTGTCTGCTGGAACTGACCGCGGACCTGCATCATCTGATTGACGAACTTGCCAATGCTCCAACCGCCAATGGCAATGTTCATACTGTTCTGTATATTCGAGATTACATCGTTAATAGACTTTCCGTCCTTCTCAACCCTCTCAGCAGTCTGATGAACTGCGTTCTGAATGTCTCGAAAACCGGAAACGACCTTGGCTGTCTCGACTATTGTATCGAATTTAATGCTTGGCATAATGTTCTATTTTTCCTTGAATTTATACTGTGTTATAAAGAATCGCCGTGGAAACACCAAATATGAGTGTTCGATATGGGAACTTTACGTGCGTGCGCAGGAAGACTTCGGTTAAATCTCGGTCTCGGACTCTATCACCGCCTTCATGACCGCTTCCTTGTTGTTGCCATCGATGACCTCTTCCCCTGCTGCCGGTATATGAGCTTTCTTCCTCTCCTCGTCAGACAGATAGATTGAAGTAATCTTGTCTTTGAGCATGAGAGTCAGGTTGTTATACGATATTCCCCATACCACGTAATCGAAAGTCCATCCGTATCTTTCGCAAGCGGCATCTATGAGTGTTCCCCATATTGTCTTGCCTCCGAATATAAAGCTATTCTCCGACTTCTTTGCTGCGTTGACTTTTGCCATACGCTTCGCTTCTTCTTCCATCCCTGTCTCTTTGGCTATTGTCTGATATGAGTTAGCCTTAAGGATGATGATGAGAAGAGTAGCTATATCCTCATTGGAACATTCTTTGAAGATTAACTCCGTCTGCCTGCTTACACATTTGGAGTCTAGTATTTCGTTCTTTGTATTGAGTGAGTGATATGCAATCAATCTGCAGCATGTCTCCCTTTTGGTGTTTGCAACTCGCAATGCTTCCAAGAATGGATCAGCTTGAAGTAACTCTTTGTCTAGCTCCAAGCTATCTACCAACTGCGACGTTAGATACATCATGCCCAGTGTAGTAGGGTAGATGTTAACGTGAGCGTGCTCAGTATCAAAGCCTATCGGCATATCTGTGAGCGTATTCGATATAATGATTCCTAACTCTTCCATATCACTCGAATTTAAATTGTTGGCACCCAAGGCAGGACTCGAACCTGCGACTTTCAACCAGCTTTTGAAGACCCTGGATTTTCATGCGACGGACTATTTGGTCTCGCTCTGCCCCTGAGCTACTTGGGTAGGTTGCCGGCTGATAACCCTCAGTCGGCGGAAGGGATATTAGAATATGCCTATGTCTCTGCGTAGGTTTCCGTGATTTCAGCAGGAGGGGTCTCACCGTCCTGCGGCTTCTTGAAAGTCAAGGCATACTTTCCACCTGTTCCCTTTGCGGCGGTGATAACACGCCAGCGGTAAGCACAATAGACCTCCTCACCCTTTGCGTTTGTAGTCTTAGCCACCACGTCACCTTCTGGGATGAGAGCTGCGTGGGTATAAGTGATGGAAGCACCTTCTTCTGTTGTATAGCCCTCCTCGGCACCGATGGTGGTATTACCCATGTAAACGCCAGGGAGCTCGGCGTCTTCCGGTTGGATAGCCAAACGATAGTTACCCTCAATGATACCATCAATAGTCTTGAATGGCTGCGACTGGTTCTTCTTGATGAAGAGCTGATATACAGCCTCGTAGGTGGACTTCTTTGTCTTGCGGTCAACAATTCCGCCACCTTCCTCAACCTGGGTCATTGTATCGCCCTTCGTTGGAGTAACAGTAGTAGTGCCATCCTTTGGAGTTGGGAGCTTAGTCCACTCGTTCTTTTTGCTACCTACCTCTTGAACGTAGATAGTGCATTTGCCCCATGATGTTACTGACATAATTTAATCGTTTATGAGTTTATATTCAACTTGATTATTTATTACATGTTCTCCCGTGCTTGTTGCATATACCCTCTGCTCAATAGCGTGGGCAGCATATTCGCTCGTTCTGAACGTTTCCAAGAGATTCCAAGCCAGTTTGCAGATTTCGTCAACTCTGATAGTGTTCTCCTCGAACTGCCCATCTACGTCCTGGTCTTGTGTATATATATTTACATTTATAATTGCCGTTTGAAGCTGCGTTCCCTCATTAGCCAAGATGGAGATAACGACATCTTCCTTATGAGAATTATGCGGTCTCATCGTCTTTGACAGCTTGCCATTGACGTTGTTCATAAAACCGCTTTCATTGATGTACCGGTAAACATCTGTCTTAATTGCTCCGTCTGATTTCATATCTTCCACTTGTTTATTTCATTAACTGCTGAGTCTATTGCTGTCTTCACACGCTGCTCTACAATGGATGTGGCCCATATCTTCGTTGATGCGAGGACATCCTTGCTTTCCAAGGCTTCCACCTCTCCTGCGTATTCCATTCCGGCAACGACAACCAAAGCATAAACCCTGGAATATTCCTTAGCAAGGTCATTGATCATCTTCTTGCCCTTTACAGAGCCGTCTGTGCCACTGAGAACCTGCGAAAAGGCTGATTCCATATATTTACTTCCCTGCTCGTACACGGCGAAGCCTATGGAGCTTCTTAGGTTGCCCGTATGGTCTATCCAGCTTTCCTTGGCAGACCTGTTACGGATTCTAACCACAGATTCGTCTCCTAGCTTGCTCAATGCCTTAAGTACATTCTCATGTATCTTCCTTGCGGCTCTCTGTAGGAAGGCATCAAGAGCGGAAGCGCTGGTTGTCATTCTTATGCCCATATCTTACACTGGAGTTGATAACGATGAAATCCCTTGACCTTGATAATTACCTCCTCAGCCCCTAAAATTTCCAGCTTGATAAAATCCCCATAAGAGAACTTTTCAATCCCTACGGGCAAGTTATGCACTTCGTAGGAGTAGTAATCAATAGAACCGTCAGATGTAACTAACTTGTTGGCCTCGCCAGCAGGAACTACATCACAAGTGCAGCAGAACTTCCACTCGGTCTTGCCCTGGTGATAATTTCCATCATCATCTGTATAGCCAGCTACCTTCTGCTGCCGGTATAGCTTTGAGGCATGAAAACTCAATAGACTCATCAGCAATTAATGTAAACTGTCGGCTTCGGAGTAAGTGAAACCTCCTCCTCGCCGATAGAGTTATATAAACGATTGACTTGAACTAATATAGCCTTTCGCTGGTCTTCCGAGAGGGAACCTATTGATTTGTCCGCTTCGGAGAAGCTAACGGCTTGTATGAGAGAAAGCAGACAGTCGGCAAGCGTTCCTTTGTAGGCGTCATTTCTGGCAACGTCACCAGTGAACTCTGATTCGATATCGAGGTCACGCTTTATGCAGGCGTTTTCCACGAAACCATAGGGGATAGGGATGTGTACCTCATCCACCAAAGCTTGTCCGACCGTCTTCATGATTACTCCTCAGCTTTAGCTGCGTTATCCTTGAACTCCTTCTTCTTTGTAGGAGGCAGCTCATTGTAGGCATCAATAACCTCCTTGTCGCTGGCGTCACTAGGAAGTGTAGCACCAAGAGCGTTGAGAGTTGTGATAGCCTCCGGCTTCTTGTAGGTCACATCAGAGATTGTTACCTTAGCGTCCTCTGTATCTGCTTTCTCCTTTTCGGTATCAACCGAAACGTCTGGGTCTGCCAGCTTAGTATTAATCTGATAGATTGTGTCAACGTCCTCGATGACAGGCAAGCAGTATGCCTGCACCGCAGTTGTCTCACGCAATGGATCAGTTGTTGAATACTGAGAGATAAGCTTGTAATCAATCTGCTGATAGGTTACACCTGCCACTCTGTTTGTTGCCTCTGCTACCTGACCGTAAACGAGGGCACCAATCATCTGTGAGCAGACACCGATAATCATATCGTTGTTCCAAGGCTTAACGCTCTTCTTCACACCATCATGCTCCAAGCGGACAGTACGGTTGATGATGCGGAATGATACACCGGTCTCGTCCAAGAATGCCTCCTGGAATACGCTGGCAGTAGGAACTGGGAGCTTTGTGTTGGAATCGTAAGTCTGACCCTTGTAGTTGGCAACAAGCTCGCGAGCGTCTTGTGCCTTCTTCAGTTCGTCAAACTTAGCCTTACCAATCCAGAAGATCAAGATGGTGTTGCCATCATTCGATGCTCGCTCGATACATTCCTTCAAGTCTGCAACTGTAACACCATTATCAACGTTGTTGATGCCGAGCTGATTTTCTGGCAAGTACTGATACTTGATACGGAGCAACTCCTTTGGATTATCGTCGTCACGAACAGCTACGTAGCCGTTAGAAAGACCATACAGAAGTGCATACTCATTACGCTCATCAACACCGACATTACAAGCTACCGGATCCTGCGCCAGCTTACGGCGAATCTCTGCTGTCTGACCGCCCTGGGCTTCCATAAGTCGGAGGGAAAGAATATCTGACTCCTTCAAGAACTTCTTCATACCGACCTTTGGCAGTTTGCCGTTGGCGGTTGAAATCTTGTCACGAGACTTCAAAGGAACCGGAGAATCCACTGCCACGTAGTCAGCAGCTACGTAAGAGGTATCAACCGTGTCGGCTTCCCATTTGTTGTCGGTAGAATAAACGCGGCGAAGAATGGATGTATCCTTGTGGAGATACGTCATCTCGTTCTTGCGCTTACCGTTAATCTTCTCAATCAATGTCTTCAGGATTGGGAAGAAACTCAAGATATACTTAAGAAATAAAGAACTCTGTTGCATAAATCACCTCCTTAACCGATTGCATCGTGTCCCCACTGAAGAGTAGGAACGGCTGTTTTCAAAGCTGCCTTGATCGTATCGACAGGATAAGGGACAGCCTTATCATTAGCCTCACCTGCCGTCATAACACCTACATGAGGGGTATCTACCGGAGCTGTTGTCATACAGACACCTACATACTCGTGATTTTCCGGCAATGAAGCATAAGCCTCACCTGTTACCGGCATAGGCTTGTACTCGCCAGACTTGGTATCACGAATGATAATGTGTCCGCACTGGATGAACTCTCCAGAGAAACCTGTCATGTCAAGAACGACACCACCCATGATGCCATTCACGTAATTTCTGATGATTACAGACTCCTTGCCTGAATCAAACGTTTTTGTCTTGCTTACGCCATACATAACTTTTAAAATTTAAAGATTACATAGTTTCGGCAAGCTCATCAATCTCGTTGTCCTTGATAACCTCAACCTCTTCCTTCTTAGGCTTTCTCTGAGCCGCAGGAGCACCAAGCTTTCCGAGACCTTCGTTAGCACGCTCTTGATCGATAGCTGCCAAGTCCTCCACAATACCATCGTAGAAATCATCGAACTCAGATTCGTTCTCGAAATTCATCTTGTCGAAATTCTTCAAGACAGTCTTTCCGAACGTACCTTTGTCCTTAAGGAGTGCCTTCAGCTTAGAACGGCGGCCATCATTCTCACGCTCTGACTTCAAACCGAGGATTTCGGTCTGCAAGGCTTTGTTCTGAGTAATGAGTGCCTGCGCCCATGCTGGGACCTGCTCATCTTTCTCTCTCTTCTGTTTGCGGATTGGTTTCTTGTTGCCGGCAGGGTCATCATCATCGTCATCGACCTCGTCGTCATCCAAGTCTTGACTATCCTTAAAACTCTGGATAGTACGCTGCGCAGTCTTTTGCGCAATCTTAAGATAAGGAAGAACCGCATTAACCTGCTTTTCAATCTCTGCGTTTACATCCTCGTCTGAGGCTTCTTCATCGAGTTCTAAGTTATTGGCAACATCGGCAGCAATACCCTCTAACTCCTCTCTACTGAACCCCAACGCCTTTGATTTGGGTTTCAGAATAACTAAAACTTGCTTCGTTCTTTTTTTCATTCTAACTAAATATTTAATTGAACAATAAAATTCAAGAAATATCCCAGTACGAAGCGATAGCAATAAGTAATGCTGCAAAATTATAAAAAAAGTATTTAATCACCAAATATATTGCAAGAAAATATACTTAATGATTAAATACTTTATGGTTACATATAAATATTAATCTGGATAATTGAGCTTATCCGGTCCAGCTGTGGATAGATATACGGAGAACATATCACATAGTTCTTTTGCTCCTTTTAAGTCGTTGAGCTTGTAATTACCGCATTCCACTTCCGATGCACCTGGAATCGTCTTTGATAGCGAACAAGCCTTGAAGGCTTCTACTATCATTTCCTTTATGAGCTTTGAAGTCCACGTACCTTTAAGGATAAGATAGAAACCTGTAAGACAACCCATCGGTCCAAAATACAGAACGGAATTGCTAAGAGGACTATCATTTCGTAGGTAGTCCGCCATCAAATGCTCTATTGTGTGCGCGACAGCAGGTGACATCATATCTTTGTTTGGCTTGCACACGCGAATATCGAATGTGGTAGCAGTCTCCATGCCCCATTTATCTACTCTCGAAACATAAAGACCTGGCTCTAGTTTCGTATGATCAACTTTAAAACTTGGTATCATTCTCTAATAATTTACAAACAACACTAAATGCCTTTTCGGCAAGACTATCCCAAAAACCTGCATACTGCTCGGTCTGGTTCGGCTCCAGGGGATTATCGCTAATAACTCGGATGGACGTAAAACCAATACCCTTCTTGTAGCATACCTGCGCAAGGGCAGCAGACTCCATGTCAATAGCACATACGTTATAAGAATTAGGAAGAAACTCCTTAATTGCCAATACCTGCTCCCTCGTAGTGACAAACTTATCTCCCGTAGCTATGGTTCCTAATCTGAATCTTTCATCCATATCAATCCAGGAGAAATCAGAAGGAAAGACTGCCGGCATACCTTGAACTTGTCCATTGGCATTTGGCTCGCCGCAATATACATCGTGGTAGCAGTACGAATTGCCAATCACGACATTACCAGGTTTCAATCCTGCAACGGCAGCACCGGCACATCCTACCGATATAACTCTTGTAACTTTGCTGGACGTATTCGACGAAAGAAATTCTGTCAAGCAAGATGCCGCATTAACCTTGCCAATACCAGACTTGATTAAAGCTATGTTTTGAACATTTTTGTAGTCAAGCCAATTCTTTGCAATCCATTCGCTGATAAGGTCGTATTCCTTATCCATAGCGGTAACTATGACAATCATTGCGCACCTCCTTTCGTTAGCTTAAGCTTCTTGCAACGGTTGTAAATAGCGTTCTCATCCACTCCAATCTTGGTAGCAATGGCTTTTACCGGGTACTTGCCATACATTCTGCGAATGATGAAATCCTCGTCAGCAGTAAACACGTGGCTCTTGCTGATACCCATTTCCTTCATCTTTCGATGTATGGCCCAATAATTACGATTGAGCTGCTTTGCAATCTCCGTTGTCGTCATCACCAAAGCGTTAACCTTGATGAACTCAATCTCTTCTGCACTAAAATGTTTTCCTCTACTCATTATTTAATATTTGGGTTCGTTAAGCCGCCCAAGGCTTTCTTTCTCTTTCTGTTATATCTTCTGTTTGCAGCAATCCTTTCAGCGTTCTCTTTACGATAGACTTCCATTCTTGCCAATAAATGTTCCTTATGCTCCTGGTAGTACCTTCTATGGTATTCCCGGATATCCTCCTCACTTCTCGCCATGAACCTTGTCTTTTATAAGTTCGTACAGTGATGGGCTGAGTGTGCTCCATTGATCATTCTCGTCTTTCACGAGATAGAATCCATCAGGAACATAGAACTCTCGATTTCTCAACCTAACTATCAATGTCTGTTTAGTGCAGTCTCCGCTGACAGTCTTTACTAACTCTGAAACGTCCGGGCATTTCCATAATTCTTGGATGTTCTCGGAAGATACTTTAATTGCAATCATATCACTTGAACTTAATAATGAAAAACTCATGGTCCAACCACTTGCCTGGGCAAAGACCTTTCTTCGGCTTGCCGATGGTTATACTCTCAATCTCCTTTTCTACCTTTGGGCTATCGTCATAGTAGCCGTTCTTGAAGAGAACGTGAGTGAATGGTACGAACTTCATTGTACCATTATTCAGTTTCTCCTTGATAGTATTGGTGTCTATAAGCATCTCAAATGTCTTACCGATATGAAGCTTATCGTACTTATCGAAATCTTTGAATTCCTCATCCTTGATAAGGAGAAGGCGACTCATCCAAAAGCCTTTAATTACCCGATACTCTTCATTCTTTTCGCCCGACACTATCATATCGAACCATTCCTTGCTGACGGTGAGGGTCAATACTTCCTTTTCCATAATTAACCAATTTTCCCCTCAGTTCTTATTACAAAGAAATCGTTACCAATTTCTTTTCTTCTATTTAACTCTTTGCAAAGTACAGATGTATCAGCAAGATTGATATGCTGATTTACATACTTCTCCTTATCTGTGAAGGTAAGAAGAGTTTCATCGGGGGTATTTACTTCCACTATATTCTCTACACTTTCCGAAAGAGATTTGATTTCTCCATGGATAAAGTCATACACATTTTTATCGATAACTTTCTGTCTTGTCAGAGTTTCGACTGCTGTTTGAATCTTTAAGATTGATTTTTGCATTTCTTGTTTCATAATCATATTTTTTTAGTTTATTTGAACTACCTAATATATCTCTAATATCGAAAGGATTTTTACCAGCCAGCCTATTAAGGCAATTCATAAGCTTGCGAGAATATCTTGCAGTAATCTTTTCTGCCTTTACAATACGATGGTCGAACTTGTTGCGGTATTTACACTTGCTCGAATCTTCACAGAACGTAACACAACCATACTCGTTATAAGCTTCCTTAAACTTCGCTTTCCAGTAAGGTGAAGGATGCTTACTTGGATAATCAGCATAAGTGTCTGCTTTCATTATCTTCTTTGCCAACCTAACTTTCATATGTTACTTCTTTTTATTACAAGGGCAGCTCTCGGCGTGAATAACACAAACTCCGTGTTTCGTGTCTACTATCAGATAGTCATGCCCTTTCTTGGTGAATATTTTTATATTAAACTCTTCTTTTTCGTGTGGAGTTCCTAAGCTGAAAGAAACTCTAAAACCAATTACACCTATTATGAAAATCAAAAAGAGCATACCGTATGACTTGGCTAAGTCTAAAATCTTACTCTTCATACGTTAGTCCTCCTTATCGAATTTGTTGCCGACAACATAAACTTCAAATAAATTAACAAACGGCTCGTAATTGTCAACTTTATCTAAACTCTTGAAGGCAAACGTTCCTTCTTCTTCAATATAAACTACCTCATAGAGATTGTCTATACACAAAAGGTCATAACAGTCATGCACTATATCACCTTCCCAAATCTCATTTCCCTCACTATCTTTCAACCCTGTGAACTGGCAGACGGTAGAAGGGTCAACGGGGTATGCCCCACTATACTCAATAGGGATTATCATTGCATTACCTGACTTTGACGTTCTTAAGTCACCTTCCACCCACTCGGCATTATCAAGACGCTTAGCCTTGAACTTAATATTTTCTATTTTCATACGCTATTCATGTAAAATTGTTATTGTTTTACTTTTATCAACCTTCAATATAGCATCCTTGGCTTTATCAACCGAAGGAAACAAATATTCTGGACGAAGGTTACATGCGCCATAATCCCAATAATGGATAAGACCAAAGAGAAATGAATGTCTCTTATCTACACGAAAAGCAAAGATTGGCTTATCCCAAGAATCATAATGCATACCTCTAACAGCCTTGCTTTTACGATACATATCTACTATTCTATATGTTGCCATAACTATTCCTCCAATTTATCTATTTTGCGCCAATGGGTGATAGTTCCATACCCTTTAGCAAACTCATGTTCGTCAACAACAACTCGTCTGTCAGATGTTCTATGACCGAACCATATATCAGATGGCTCATTCTCATTACAAACAAGAACGTCCTCTTCATAAGGAGGCAACTCTTCCTCGACAGATACCCAGTCAGACTTTCCTAACTCTATCAAAGCATCATGCAATAAGCTATTCGCTTTTCTTAAAGGAGCATTATGCTTATCGTTTCCAAACTCCAAGCTATCAACATTATTGCTGATAACTTCTTGTATCAGCTCTTTAACTTTCTTCTTATCCATAGTTGTCACAAATTAAAATATTCACGTATCTGCTCACCTGTCATGCGATATACCTCAGATATTCGGCAGTCTCTAATTGGGCTATCCCATACACCTGTATGTTCATCTTTACAACTACCATCAGCAACACGCTCTACGGCTTCTTCTTGTCCAGTTGCAAAGTCAACGCTTAAAAGCCGCTTTTCTTCATCACTAAGTCCTTTTTCATCCAAAGCTATATTCAGAGCAATTTGCAACTCGTCATGAGCCTTGTCTGAATAACCAATAGCCTTATCTAGATGAAGTTTGATTGATTTCTCTTTCTTATCCATACTTCCATATTCTCTTCTTTTTACCATCTCCCTGTTTTCAAGGAGATGGTGGTTAGTTAATCTGTTACAACTTCCCAATCTTCCGCAAACACATCAGATACAGAAGGAACCCAAGAATCAGCACGACCATCAGGATTGATGATAAGCATCTGATTGGTGTAGTCAATGTAAGGATTCTCACGACTCATCAAGATGCTCTTAGCAGACTGAGGGAGTGACTGCATATTAGGGATGATGTCACTAGTGATATGTGAAGGAACCTGCTTCACGATAAATAAGCCCTTACCATTCCATCCCTTACGTCTTACCGCAAGACCAGCCTTCAGCAAGTCAATAGCACCACCGAAGTTAACAGAGCCTACTTCACGATAGGCTTTCTCAAACACGTCCTTAGGAGACCAGCTTTCATAGCCACCCTCATAGACTACCTTGTAACCGTCTTCACGATTCATTGATTTTGGCACAGCATCATCTTTGAGATACACTTTGCCATCAACTCGCCACGCTGGGGTGGCATCCACAACTTTTGTTCCAATGTACTTTTTCATATCAATTTATTTTATCTCCTCATAGAAGATGGTTAGTTACTAGAGCTCATCAAACTCTTTCTGCAACCTCTGTTTTGTTTCAGAAAGAAGTTGCATGAATTTAGTTTTAAACTCTTCATCACATTCTGATAATCCATAAATACTGTGAGCAATGTTTGTCGAATGAGAAGACATATTCAAAAGCTCATCTACTTTAGGAATCAAGCTTTTTGCTAAAATGTTAGCTCTTTCTAATTTATTTACATCCATTTCTATTCTATTTATGCCCGAAGGCGGTTAAACATTAAGTTGCGCTCTTATCAGCTTCACTCTTAAAGTTTCTTTCATCTCTTTGGCTTCACTCCAAGGTGTACATGTTCTACGATAAACGTTATAGTCACGTTCATCAATACAATGTAAGCCTGTTATGAGTAATTCCAGCTCCTCGTCTGATAATACAATATTTTTGTCCATACCTACACCTCCATTTCGTGATTAATACCAAGACCAAAGAAAAGATGCTGGAGTTCATGAATATAATGAATCTCAAATTTTAATGGCTCTCCACGCATATCTATAACCCAACCATCCTTCTTATTTTGATAATAAAGTTGAAAACAGGTATAGTTATCTTCATCATCTTCATCACCTCCCATAAATGCTTCTGATAAAGAAAAATCACTTCCGTCTTTTCCTTCTTTATCCCAACCATTTTTCTCTAGAATCTCTGGAGTAATAGGGATAGGAACAATATCCTTAACCCAAGCACAGCAATCTCCGAAGAGATAACCTTTGTCTCCAAATTCAACACCTTCAAGATTCTCTAAGCGAACAACACCTTTCATAACCGTTCCATCGTCCAACTTCAAAGTCTTTGATGGGTCTGATGATGTTACTCGGTAAACGACATCCTGTTCTGTACCTAGTGGTGCTCCGTTTGTCATTACCAAATCTCCTGGAATATATAACTTATCCATACGCTTTACTCCTTAACTTCTTTAAAAATTACATTTTTACGGTCTGAGCGTTGTTTACTTGCGCATGGATATTTTCTCCAAACTTCACAAGCACCCTTACTTTCAAAGAAACAACCTGCGCAAGTTACAGTCTCAGTTACAACGATATCCAAGACTACTCTTTCTCCAACTTTAAGCTCTTTCATACGCCTAGTCTTTTATATATTCATTTACTTCACACAGAACCTTTGTTAGCAGGTTCTTTAGAATCTTCAATTCGTCATTCGAATATGTAGCTATAGGATAACCATCAAGGGTAATATCACCATAACTACGACTTATCTTTAACGAGTGTTTATTCTTTTTCATTGCTCACCTCCTTTCCACTCATCAGTCGTTCCTAGTAGATGTGCTGTCTCTTCGTTGTAAGGGATACAATACATCCATAAATCTCCTACACATAAATACTTACCACTCAGCGTGTAATCAATTTCTTTTCGTGTAAGACGAGCAAAGAAATCAGCTTCCCATGTATCATCCTTAGAATTTCGACAAAGCACCTTATCAAATGGCTTCAGCTCAACCTTTGGCTTCAAGTCCACAATCATTTTCTTTTTAGCATCCCAAGCCTTGCCTTCCTTTGCGAGGGCATCAAAGAGCTGCTGCTTCTCTTCTTCTGTAGCATAGCGAAACCTATCTGTGCCAAGGTTATACACTGGCACATCATAATTAATAGACCCTTTTCCAATAGAAAAGCGAACATAACTACACATTTCATTTCTATTGGTGTCTAAGATGAAAATAGAAGAAAAATACGTAAATTTTGCGCTTTTATAGAGTAGTATATCCCCATCCTCGAACTCTGGCTGAGTTTTCTCAATCTCCAGGGTTTCACGGTTCAACTTGCCACCTAGTTCTTTCTCTATTTTGTGGATATATTCCTGAGCGTCTTCTTTATTTGCTTTGTTGAAGTCAGATGTTTGCATGTAGTCTTCATCCTCTTCAAAGCTCACTATACTACCCCCTTCTTCCCATAGATAATTCTTACCATGGAAATTTTTGTAGGTATCATCTTCAAACCCATCGAAGATAATATGTACATTCCCATCTTTATTAACCAGCACGTCGCCCGGCTTCCAGGCGAACTTAGACCAGTCACGCATTTCCTTGGATGGGAGCAGCATTAAAGGCTCTCCGTGTCTATTATATCTGCTATCTGACCTGAACGAGTGCTTTGCTAATGTATTGTCACTTGTAACAACAGTAAATTCACCCAAATCTGACACTAAATCCTCATATCTAAGTTTTCCAAAGATAGGAGAATACAACTTAGTTCCTTGCGGTTTATCCTTAAGGATTTCCGCTATATTAATCTTTGCTTCCATATTACTTACCTTTTTATTTGTTAATCGTTTGCACCAAAGTCCATAAGAGGGTCTATCTCGTAAAGATGTTCTTCTGCATCATATTTTCTTTCTAGCATATTTATCGTGTTAGCTAGATGAGTATCTGACATATCCTTAATCGATATTTCTCTACCATCTTTGGTTTTCCACATGATTTGACCTGAGTTTCTCTGTCTGATCCATTGCTCCAGTTTCAAATCATCTATATCAGCTATTTCCATAATTAAATCGAATTTTGCATTAAACAATGCTGATAGTGACTCATACTACAATCAGCGTATTTTGATATTTTTGGTAACTCCCCATCATAAGGAGTGACTTTCAAACCATCTATGAAATCGGCATTTTCGGTATATACTTCTGTGCCATACTCATTCATATATACTTTCTGTGCTGATGTAGAATTACTTTCTGCTCTCAGCTTACCTAATGAACGCCAAACTTGTTTACGATGGATGAACAATCCATGCAAAGGAATAGTCTTTACTTCTACTTTTGTTCCCATAACCATTAGCTTGCTTTATATAGATTGAACCACACCTTGTTGCTCTGCTTGTCCTTATAAACATTACCTTCAAGGTCGAAATAAACTCGTTTCTTCTGATTGAACTTCTTCATCATTGGCTGATTATCTTTGTATGTCGTTACATCATACTCAACCAATGAAGAACCACGTTCATTCTTTGTTGGAGGATAACCTGATTCACGTATGAAACGTACCTCAAATTCTTTGTTTCCGATTTCAAAACCTATTATAGCCATAATCTTTATTTTTATGCTTTATACATTTATTCTCTATCTAAATAATACTGGAGACCTCGACATGTTCTCATTTCTCTTCTTATCTTAATTTCAGATAAACGAGCAGCTTTATAAAGATTAATATATAGCTTATCTTTAATATGTTGAATAAATTCGACAACAGAATATTCTTTCTTTTCCATAACTTAATATTTTCGTTTCAAATATATTTCAGTCATATTATCTTTTGTCATCCAAGTCGCTACTTTGTAGTGCTCAGAACGATAATACTTTATCAACAACTCTTTGATAGGGTCTTCTATATCTCCGACATTAATTGTCAGCTCTTTGCTGCCTTTCTCTCTAGCGTTGCTAATCTCTGTATCAATCTTCTTCAAGAGTGGCTTTACAAGCTTACGTTCTGCCTTGCTTAATACTTCTTTCGGAGTATAATAACGTCTTGGTTTATAAAAGACCATATCTTCCAAATCATCAAAGTATGACATAACTTTAATTTCTCATTATGTGACACTTAATAACCTTGTGAACCGCATTTGGTTGCGATTCATTGAAATTCTTAATGAACTGACGCTCCATTTCCTTTGGAAAGATGGGCTTTGTCGGCTTAGGGATTGTAAGGATGGCTTGAATCTGATAACCTCCTTCAAAATTCAACAAACACTTGCGTTTTATAAACATCATAGCCTTACCCTTTCACATAGTTGATTACGTGCTCCTGGGCTTGCTCATGCAAGTTGTCAAAAGCGTCTTCTATAACTTTAGCTGTCTGATCGCCATTAAGGTTCTCCAGCATTTCGCCAGCTACTTCTTCCATCGAGCCTAGTGGTAATGAGCAGAACTTATCAACTAGAAAGCTCTTCTGTTCACTGATTGTCATATCATCGAATAAATCCGATAAATCTACTTCAACTTTATAATCTGCCATAATCTTAATCGAAAATATGATGGTTCAACTTTCTCTTTCTGAGGTTTCTCTTAATCACTTCCATATCCTTGTGGTCGTTAGTGTGGTCCGCAAGAAGTTTGATGATGTCGCAGATGTCATTTGCGTTATCCTCCAGGTTGGCGCAAATGTTCTCGTCATCGAAGAAACTCTTAGTGAAGGGCTTCAAGTGAAAATAGTACTTCTTGGCTGCATCCTGCATTTGATTGTAGTGCATCTTCTGCTCGCTCTTGTATTGAACATCAAGTAATTTGAACATAGACTGCTCATCCCTTATGAGTTGGTCCAATACATCAGACACCATTGCTATCAAGCATCCGTTAACCTGCAGGCGTTGGATAAATCTTTCCTGCTTCACATCTGATGTTATTCCTTTCTGAGAGAGGACAACCTTCAAATCGTTTGCTGTAACTTTCTCTTTTCCCATTGTCTTGCTTTTATTTGTTAAACCATAAACCGGAATATCTCCATTCCCAGTGAAGGCAAGTGTCATTAGGCTTCTTGCCTTCACTATAGCATATCTCGGAAGCTATGCAATTACTACATATATGCTTCATAATCATGGAAGTTTAGATACCAAATAATCTATCTCCTTATCCGTAAGCTCCAAATCGTTCTTACGCTTAAACTTGATGATGGCATCTACTCCGACCTCGCCTTTAACCAACTGATAGATGGCATCCTCATCAAATCCCTTATCTAAGTCCTTGATAAGTTCCATTCCTAAATCATAGATTTTCTGTTGAATCTCCTTTTTAAGGTCTGCGTTAATTCGCTCTAAAGCTTCTGCTTTCTGATTAAATCCGCATCCGCCCTCAATGGCGAAATCGTTATTGATATTCTGACACATCTGGTCAATGTCCTTGCTACCGAAGAACTGAGCGAAATAGGTATCACCCTTCAAGGACTGTAGAATATCGATTTCTTCTTGCTTTGTCATAACTAATCCTCCTTGTCTAACTTATCGTACTCCTCACGTAGCTCTGTAATCTTATTTGCAAAGAAAACCATAGTCTCTTTCAAGAGCGAAAGCATGTCTTTATGATTGAGTATGTCGCCAACTGCTGTATAGTACTTAAGGTTTTCGTTTGTTTCCAGAAGGTCAAAGCTGCCGAAGCTGCAGAAGCTTACTACATTGGTGCTAAATGACTCTTCATTGAAATTACATATCTTTGCTTGGTAGCGAATCACCATCATGTCTCTTCCTACTCCTTTCAAATTCAAATGAGCGGTAAGTGACTTATAGCCTAAGTCTATACCCTCTACCTCCCAATCAGGGCAAACAGAAATAATGTCCTTTATCTTCTTGGTGGCTGACTCAAACATATTCTCGATGTTCTTTCTAACCTCTGCCTTCTTTGTTTCAACTGAATTGTTCATAATCTTTATAATTTTAATTGGTTCAACTTGTAAGGTAGGCTCTGAATAATCAAAAGTACTACCTTTTATCTATATGCAAAGGTACGAAAATTTTCTGATATATGCAAATTTACCAAGGATTATTTTAGTTAAAAATACTAAATACATTAAATATATGCGAATATATCTGTAATTTTGCCAAATCAAAAGTTAGAAGATTATGATAGACTTTAATGAACTTTTTAAAAGAAATGACGTTGGCAGCATCATAGGAGAGCTGAAACAACGCGTGCTGGATATTCCACTTTGGAGTACCCTGTTATCTGAGTATGAGCCTATGCTCCATGAAATCGTAGAAGACCACGTTGGCAGACAGGACAGAACGCTTGATGACGGAGTGGTAGAAAAGGCAGCTAGATTGCCTATCGGATTAGAGAAGCTTCTTACACGAAGAATCTCAGAATTTACAATGGCTATACCGGTCAAGCGTGTATATACGTATGATCAGGCTGACGAGGAACTGAAGACAATTGTGCGTGCCATCGAGAAAATCTACACCTGTGCACACATTGATGCCGTGAATATGCACAGAGCAAAGTGCTATTACGCCTCTTGTCAGATGTTCACGCTTTGGTACACGCAGAAGAAGTCTAACAAGCTCTACGGCTTCGACAGTCAGTACAAACTGAAATGCAAAACATTCTCTCCAATGGACGGAGTTGACATCTATCCTTACTTTGACGAGTATGACGACTTGCTTGCTCTGTCATTCGAGTATAAGCGTAAGGTTACTGACACTGAGCACACTTTCTTTGAGACCTATACTGCAGACCATCATTACAAATGGGACCTGTCTTCTGACGATGAAGAGTCCGGATGGAATTTGGTGGATGATAATGAGATTTCTATCGACAAGATTCCAGCCGTTTTCTGGTACCGTCACAAGCCATGCTGGGAAGGATTGACACCTATCCGTGAGAATATCGAGTACACCATTTCCCGAAACAGCGATGTTGTGGCATACAATTCTGCTCCTGTCTTGAAGATTGCCGGTGCCATCGTTGGTATGGAGCGAAAGGGAGAGAGCAAGAGAGTGTATAGAGTCAATGAAGGCGGCGATGTTAGCTATGTGTCTTGGCAGCAGGCTATCGAGGCTCTTAAGTATCACGTTGACACTCTCGTCAAGCTTTACTTTATGCAGTCCCAGATGCCGGATATCAGTTTCGAGAATATGAAGAGCCTTGGCAATATCGGCTACGATTCAAGAAAGACACTCCTCATGGATGCCCATCTTAAGATAGGAGAGGAGACTGGTGCCTGGGTTGAAGGCTTCGAGAGAGAGACCAACGTCATAAAGGCGTTCCTTTCCAAGATGAATACGAAGTGGGCAGCTAGAATGGATGAGATTACTGTAGAGCACATTCTCACTCCATTCATCCAGGAGGATGAGAATACTCAGATTGACAAATGGCTTAAGGCTAACGGCAACAAGCCTCTCGTCAGCCAGAAGGAATCTATCCAGCGTGCCGGTCTTTCCGATGATCCTGACAAGACTTTCAACGAGATTCAAGGAGAAGAGGAAGTAGAGGCCACAAGAACAGCTGCTTCAATGCCTAACTTATTCTCGGAGGAATAGCTATGAGAAAGAAGAAGGAAGAAGAGAAACTGCACTTCTGCCGTGAGTGTGCTCATGCTACTGACTTCCATAGTATGAGCCTTAAAGGTCAGCCTATCCTAGCCAAATGCCCATATCAAGAATGGAGCGTTCTTCTCAACTGGGATTGCTGCAAACACTTTAAAATGAAATTGTATGAAAAAGCCAAAACTGCCTAATCAGAAAAAGGCATATAAAGACCTTGGCAAGAGACTGAACGCTTATACCCGGAAAATCATTTCCATCTATGAGACTCTTGCCAAGGAGTCCGCTAAAATCGCCACCTCCACCGACTTTGATGGGGATGGCGAGTTCTCTTTTGATGATTATCATAGAACAGAAAAGAAGGTGAACGCCTTACTGGATTACTATTCAAACAATATGCAGGCATTGGTCTATAATGGCATATCGGACGAATGGAAGAACAGTAACACACTGCAGGACCTACTTGCCAAGAGGGTAATCGGCACCTTTACTAGGAAGATAGCGGACGCAAAGCAGAAAGCTTACTTTGAGCACAACAACGTGGCAAAGAAGGCTTTCATAGAGAGAAAGATTAAAGGTCTAGGTCTTTCAGAAAGAATATGGAACCAGAGAGCTGATGTAAAGGAGGCTCTGGAGAAATCTCTGTCTGTCGGCATAGAGAAGGGTATGAGTGCTGTTAAACTCAGCAAGAAGGTCAGCAAGTACCTTAATGATTATCCATCACTTGCCAAAGCCTATAAGAAGAAATACGGAAAAGCCATAACCATTCAGAACTGTGAGTACAGAAGCGTGCGTCTGGCACGTAACGAGATAAACATGGCCTACCGTTCTGCCGAGCAGGAAAGATGGGCTAGGATGGACTATATTAAAGGCAAGGAGATAAAGACAACCAACAATCCTAGCCATAAGCACGATATGTGTGATTTGCTTGCAGGTGTCTATCCGAGTTATTTTCCTTGGGTTGGTTGGCACGTAAATTGTATGTGCTATGCCATCCCGGTAATAATGAGTGAAAAGGAGTATTGGAGCGGTAAACAACCAAGCAATACTATGCCTAAGAACTTCACAAATTGGGTGAATGACAATAAAGACAAAGTAAAGCAGTCTTCCTATATCACCCAATATGCTCGTTCAGAAAGACCTCAAAGACAAATAAGAATAGCAACTCAGAACTCGCCTGAAGTTAGGGCTAGACTTCGCGAACTTATAAATGAAACTCTTCAAGAGAAATTTAGAGAGGTAGAGTTACCAGACGGTCAAACGGCTAGAAGACTTTATCTCAATAATAATAATGAGGAATTTGTGGTAGGACGAAATTTCTTTTCTGAAACGATGGCAAAGAATATTAGAAATAGAAGACTTAGCGAAACAATACAAATTGCAGCCGATGTAAACGAATGGTTTCCTACAGCAACATTTGACAGGATTGAGGAAGGTAACCATCATGATTTTCAGTTCAAAGTATTCCATGCTACTTATCAAGGAAAACGAATAGAATGTAAGGCTAAACTTACAAGTGAAAATATCCTTTATACTATGAGATTACTAAACTAAAAAACAAGGGATTGGAAACCCTCCCGAAGTCTGCATCCGAAGACCGACGTGTGAGAGGTCTATCCAATCCCTATTTATCTTTTTCCTTCACCGCTGCAAAGGTAATATTTTATTTTGGAAAATCCAAATCTTTTCTTGGAATTTTAATTGGTTCAAGCCCTCGCTGGTGCATTTAATGTCTTGTAAGCCTCGAAAGCCAACGTGCTCACGTGCTCGCTGATGGTGGTGGAGATTGTCATAATGTCTCCCATAAGGAGCATCGTCTCTCCCTTTCCGACCTCTGTGATGAGACTCAAAAGGCAGCTGATTTCATCCTTAAGCGTCTCGGCTTTCTTCATCAGCGGTGTTGGCGGCTCGACCTTGACCTCTTCCTTCTTCTCGCCAGACTGAGAAGCAATACTCTTCTCAACAGTCTTCGGCACTCTCGGCTTCGGCAGGTTGCAGATGATGTTCTTCTCCTTCAATGCGAGAAGCCAGCGTCTGCCTCGCTCCGTCCAAAGAGGTCTTCTTGTGTACTTGCCCTTGATGATGTGGGTAGTCACCTCAGTTAGCTGATAGGTGGAGTAGGGACTTGTCAGCATCCACTCATAACCCTGGTTGAACGCAAGGCCAACCTCCTTCAGCTCTTCGTACAACTTCTGTGCGCTGCTCATGCCCAACTCCTTCGCCATCTGCGTAGTTGAATAGACACCCTTTGTCATGTCGCACTTCTGCACTCTCTTGAAGCATTCATCGATTCTCTCCTGGAGATCACCCATGATTTCCTTCTGTCTTGTTAACCACTCCTGGTCCTTTTTGACTTCGACCAGCATTTCCTTTGCGAACTCTTTCAAGCTCATGTCTGCATTTGTTGCCATAAGATTTTCGTATTAAGCAACCATCAAGCTCATTTAATAAAGAAGGGCAGCCGCTTGTCACGCCCTCGAAAATCGCCTAAGAGAACCAGCGTCCCGGTTTTGTCTCCTCGGCAGGTCGTAACGTTGCAGTTGCCCTGTATGTGTTTGGCTCTTAGTCAATTTTACGACCTTCTTTCTATATGCAAAGGTACGAAAATTTTATCAATTTGCCAAATCTTTTAACCAAAATTACGAATTTAATTTATTGAAAATCAGAGAGTTAGATTTGAGATAAGCGATAAACTTGTCAAGCATTCTTGACGTGCGCTCTCTAATATCCGTTTCTGTAAAATCTGTCAACGTCTGTGACAGCATTCGTAATTCGTGTATCTTAGTTCCAACCCTCTCGCCTGTGGATTTGAACTCACCATTATAATACTTAATCTTGTCAGCAAATCTGTAATCGGATGCCCGAATATTAACTCTTCGCTCCAATACCGATTTGTTTCCCAACATTTCAAGAACCTCGTCACTCGACAATCCACCTTCTTTGACTTGTCTGTTCCTTGGGAAGATGTGTTCAATATCATATGTTGCGTCAAGAGGAAGCAATTCCTGGCTATCGAAAGAGAATGCCCACCACACAATCATCGACTTCGTAATCGCACGAGTGTTTGAAAAACTGAAGTTGGTGAATTGCGAACGGAACAATTCCTCTTGGAATAGATAGTTCTCGAAAGCAATCTCTTTGTTCTCTATGATATTCACCATCTCATTGAATACCGGTGCTCGCAAGGCTGTTATTCCTGGGTTGCTGATAGCATATGCCCAAATAAAGCCTATCAAACGATTCAAGAACAAATAGAACTTCTCGTTGTCTAGCATATTCTCAGCATTCTTATAGTGCATGAAATATACCGATACGATATATGTCCATAAACTGTTAGGCGCATAATTCAATACAAACAAGCGCTTTAGTACATCCACGGAAAAACGGTCTTCGTTCTGAGAATATACATCTTTCCAGAAGTCCGCAAGCAAGACTAGATTCTCTAAAGTCTGCTCTCGTCGAAGTAGAACATATCCATCTTTCTCATAGAACTTGCGAAGTCCTTCTGTCATAGAACTACGATTAGTCAGCAAAGCTCTCTCGTAGTACATATAGCGTGTAAACAACTCATCCAAAGGTGTTCCACGATATGGGTGGAATATTTTTGTAACGAGTTCGTCAAGCTCTTTCCATGTAGTGATAAACTCTTCCTTCTTTCCAATGGATGAGTAGAACTTATAGAGCTGTGCCTTGAAGATGTCTGAGTCAGACAATGGCTTACCTCTATCATTAAGCGTCGAGAATATTCTAAGAGCAGTATCTTGCGACTCAGCCTCTATCGGAAGTAGCACGCAGTTATTAAGAATGCGAGCTGGATATAATGCAAAGAAAGAAGGATATTCTTCAATGAATTTTCCTATCTTGTCTTGAAAGTATCTGAAGTTGGTCGCATATCGACTTTTTCCTTCTGATGTTCCTTTCCGGAGTATATCCATAAATTCTTCCTTGTCGTTATCAGTTGCAACCTCCGAATTTATCTTCAAGTCGTTTGGATCATACTCTCCGAACTCATTTGCTCTCCAAATGCACTTTTCTATGTCCTCTCGCATCTTGATTGAACGATTGTCTTTCATGTGCTCCAGGCGATTGTAGAAAGCTCGCAGTAAGAGAAGCAAGGTCGTAAGACGCTGCTGACCGTCAATGATTTCAAGTTTCCCTTCGTCATTACGGAATGTTACTATAGGACCGAGAAAATAACTCTCTGAAGAATCGAAGCTGTCGCAGTTGTTATTCGGGAATGAAAAGGAAAATAAGTCTTCCCATAAGACCTTACATTCGTCTTCTCCCCAAGCATACGGACGCTGATAATCAGGAATCAAGAACGTCGCTTTTTTATCTTGAAAAAGATACTTTACGTTCTTTTGATCTACTATAAGCTTTGATGACATAGCAATTACATTCTACTTTTCATCAAACTCACCTTTCTCATCAAGATAGCGTACAGCTGCTTTCACGATAAACGAGAATCCTCTGAGTACAAAAGAACCTACCAGGCAAAGCAATGAGTCAATAACGTAGCCAAATGCCTGTATGCCACTAATACTTGAACTTTCATATCCATAACCGCCAGAAGTATTCAAGGCGTTTATCCAAGTTATAATTGAACCTATTATGGCTATAAATGAAACAACAGCTAAAATGTTCGAGATAGTTACAAGATGGTTTCCTACCTGTGGAACAAATTTTCTATTTCCCATATGATGCGCCCGTCATGCCGGTAGCTAAGCTTTAGTTAATAATCCGTCTATCAGATTAATAACGCATCATATGGTACTTTATTGTGTTGAACCAAAAAAAATCAGATTATTTTTTTGAGTGCCTTTGTTCGCCCAGCATTCAGCAGGCGGTACTCATTGAAATCTTTGTAGTGCTCGACCTTACCATAAAGCTTCGGGTGGTCCATCATCTTGTCAATCATTTCATTGGAGAACTCGTGATATCCGAACTCAGGGGCTCCCTGGATGGAGCCCATTCCATGGCTTCTCGACGGCTTGTAATTATAGGTAAAATTGATGCCACCCTCATAGGAGTATCTAGCAAGACTGTACGACAGGAACTTACCATCCTTTCTTAAGATGTACCCATACGTCTGTGTCAAACTGATGACGCGATATCCCAGCTTCTTGATTTTCTCCAGATTATCTTTCATACGCATCATACTGATGTCCTCTGAAAAGCGCACATTTCTTACATTGAACTCGCTGTGCGAATTGATATACAAATCGAGCTTGTCGATATCCCAATCATCCGGGTATGTGAATTTTACCAATCTCTGCAGCCCTCTCTTGTAGTTAATGAGAACCGCAAGAGTTGACTTTGGATCATAATTTCTCTTAATCTTAACCTTTACTTCCATAGTTATTTCTCCTCGAATTTATAGTTTGGCAGCTTCTCTTGTTTCCCATCGCAAGCAGTACCGGGAACAGCAGACCGTGCCTGCAACCATTTCCGTGCTCGTCAGCAGCCTCGCAAGAGAAGCAGCCGTAATACTCGTTAATATTTAATGCTGCCATTACTCGTAATCCCTAATGTTCAACAATACCGGGAATCTCGGCACTCCAGCGTCAGAATACCCTTGATGCTGAACAGTCGCCGCCATACCTATCAACTCTTCCTTATCGGCTAAGTATTGAGCTCTGAGTGACCTTGAACCTACCGGGCGGGCACAGAACTCGTACTCTCCACACTTCAGTTTGAATATAGCGGTACCTGCATCATTGCCCTCCGCTTCCAAAACATCGACCACCTTGAACTCCGTCGTGTCGAACGATTTCAGCTTCATAAGGTCATTGCTTCTGCCCTCGGTATAGGTTCCATCTGCATTTCTGATAATGGCACCCTCGTAACCAGTTGAAACGAATATCTTGTGCCATCGCTTGATGTCCTTCTCTGAATGGGCAACGAAAGTCTGCGTAAGGTACACCGGTCCGTTTGGATCAATGGAAGCAAACTCCTCCTGCAGAACTTTCCATCTAGCAGAAAAGTTTCCCGGAATCTGTGCATCGTAGATAACCATACGTAGCTTGTCAGTCATAGCAGAACGGCACTTGACGGCAGAGCATATCTGCTGGAAGGTCAATTCCTGGTGGTTGTATATCTCCCCATCCAAAGGAAGCATACCGCGGTGTTTCTCTCCCCAAGCCTTAATCTGAGGAACATCGTATTCCTTACCGCCTCTCGATGTGAGGTGAACCTCGCCACCTTCTCCTTCATGAAGGATGCAGCGAACTCCGTCATACTTAGGCTGGGCGAAGCAAGGAAACTTCGTCTGTGACGGATAATATCTTGTTGCTAACATTGGTTTCATACGCTACTTAATATCTGAGGTTATTTTAATTCTCAATGGAGTACCATTCACTCTGTGCGTGACGAAAGACTCCAGGTCCGTATAGAAGCTACTATAGCACTCTACACTAGAGCTTTCTACTTCAATGGTGATAATCTTTTTCATAGCCATATCCCGTATCTTCTGTAAATTTCATCATAAATATAAGCTCCGCTAGTATGAGGGGCATTAAACAGCGAGATAACATCGTCGTCCACTTGCACCTCTTTGGTTCTTACAACCTTTCCGTTTTTGACGTGGTCGCAATAGACAGTGTTGCAGGAGTGATATAGGCGCATCGTGCGCCCATATCTGTCTGTTCCTATATTCTCTTTGTACATGGCTAGTCCTCCAAATCTACATCAAAAGCAGCCTCAATAACTTCTTTGATGTCCTCTGTGTAACCGCAAATTCCGTTGTACTCCAGCCAATGATCCAGCAACTCCGTGTTAGTCATTTCGGCTACTTCGCTCTCACTATACTCTGCCTCTTCTACGAGGTACTTCATCAAATCATTCTTATCCATATTACTTGATTTTATTGATGTCACAAACTAATACATTACCTACTATAACGTCTCTGATACCTGCAATATTCACAAGCATCGTGGCGTTCTCGTTCTGAGGAAGGTCGTAAACCTTGCCTTCCTCATTAACTACCATTACCTGCGACTTGCTGAGTCGGACCAACTCGATGTGTCCACCAACAAATCCTCTCAACTCCTCCAATGAGAAATCCGTTCCGTTGGATGGCTCCACATTCTTCCTGGCACCGTCCGTGAATATTACTGTTGACAACATAGGCTAATCATTCTCTTTGCGTTGTTAATAGAATAAGTCTGTGTCTGACCATCGATATAGACGTATCTCTGACCGAACATATCCTCAAAAACCTGGATGATGTGCTTCTTGTATTTGAGAAGCTTTGTTTCAAAAAGACCACTCATAGCAGTTCCTCCTCCTATATTAAGCGATGGTGGTCTCGTACAACTTCTTGGTTGCCTCGAACTCCTCTTCTCCCTGGAACAATCCGCAATCTGCACTCTCAAAGCCCCAGTCCTCTGCATCTCCATCAAAGATGCCATATGCTGAAACTCGGAACAATGTAGGAGCAACTGAAGCTATCTTGATTGCCATCTTTCCAGATGCTATTCTCATAAGCTCTGAAACTTCATTAACTGTCATTCTCTCGAAGCGAGCATAAACTAAATTCTTCATAATCTTTATAATTTTAATTGGTTCAACTTGTAAGATAGCGACCTGGTAAACCAAAAGTACTATCTTTTATCTATATGCAAAGGTACGAAAATTTTCTGATATATACAAATATACCAACGATTATTTTAGTTAAAAATACTAAATTTTAATACGCTGATTTCTAAATAGTTAAGGCGCCTACTCTCACGAGCAAACGCCTAGTTAACATAGTAAAAAAAGAAATTACAAGAAACCGCCACGTCTGAGCTGTGCATCGGTAGCATTGTTAAGCCACTCCTCGCACTTCTCTATGATGCCCGTACAAGCGTCCGGTGCATCATCGTGGGCGTTATATCCTTCCTTTCTGTAGGATTTCATATCATGGGCGAACTCCGGCCACAACTGTTCCCAATTAGAAGGGAAGACTAGTTTATTGTTTACCTCGCTGGAGCGAGTGAAAATTCTAATCTGTTTGTTCTTCGATTGCGTGAACGTTACGAACTGGGTGATTCTGTTTCCGTGTTCCCTTGTTATACGCTCGACATTGCGGGCATAAGAGCGGCCACCGTTGTTACTTTCAACGAAACACACGTCTGTCTGATTGCGCTTAACCATATTGGCTTGCGCTGGTTCCGTGTATTCCATCGGTCGCTTGGTGTATAGAACATCGGTAACATAATAGCCGTCATCGTGTGCATCGAAGCATATAGAGCAAAGGAAGTCGAAACCGGTATCTGCCGAGTCGGTGTAGTTGCCAATCATTCTTGCATACCTTCTGTCCGGCAGCTCATCGTATGTTCTGAAGGCATGGTACATAAGACCTTCCATAGGGGTTGGGTTCTGCATGTACTGTGTCTCGAATACGAACTCGCTGGCATGCTTGATTTTATACAGCTCCTCCAGCGTATGCTTCCACGGCCACAAGGCTCGCTCCTTTCCGTCTTCGTCTGTCTGTATTACCGGGAGGGAAACAACCTTCCACTCATTTGGCTCAATCTCTTGAAGGTAACCGCACAAGTCGTGCTCGTGCAACCTCTGCATGACGATGATAATTGGCGTATGACGTGAGTTTACACGGTTACGGATGGTTGTCTCGAAACGTCTGTTGATAGACTCTCTGACGTTATCGGACAAAGCATCGTCCGGTCGTAAAGGGTCATCGATAACTATGGCTCCCGAAAAGTGACCGGGGTTGAACGTAGCCATAAACTTATCCATGTTCTTTATGTCTTCTTCGGTCCAGTCTGGCTGACCTGCACCAAAACCTGTGATCTGACCCAAGGTAGATGTAGCATACTCACCACCACCTGCCGTTGTGCTCCATTTTGATCTTGTGTTATCGTTCTTTCTGATTTTGACATTCGGAAATAGTGTTTGAAAATATGTGGAAGTTATCGTGTCCTTGACTGCCATTGAATTGTCCTGGACGAGACTTCCGGAATAAGATATGTGCAGAAACTTTGAAGCAGGGTTCAGCGCAAGACCATATGCGATAAACATCTGTGAACACAAGAGGGTCTTTCCGTAACGAGGGCTGATGTTGATAATCAGCTTATTCGTCTTTCCCCTTATCACATCCATGAGCGCATCACATATAATCCTGTGATGTTCGCCTACTACATACTCACGTCGAGCAGTATAGGCGAACATCTTAGTAGTGAATTGCAGCAGGGACGATGCCACTAACTGCTTATGAAGAAAACGTTGTTTCTCAAAGTCCATTTATCTTCTGTAATTCTTTAATATCATCCAAGGACAGCTTAGGGAACTTGAAGTCCTCACCATCCTTACCGGTTACTTCTTGAATATGCTTATCTGCCAATCCGTTGAGCCTTGCAACAATGCTGGAATCAAACTGATGAAGCATGGCGCCATCAATCTGCTGGGCCATCACGACATTCTCAATCTGTGTTATCACCTGCTCAAAGCCTGGTCTCTTAAGATTACCTCTCTTGAAATCCGCCCATTTCTGAACGATGCCACAGAAAGCGCAAAATCCGACAAGGGTATAGGCTCTTCTGAAAACCCTTACCTCTTGTCTCATGGAATTTGTGGATTTGCCGCTGCCGCCTGCAATGGAATTGCTACCAGTCTTTTGCTGCCAAGGGTCGTTTTCAACATCATCACAGTAAGCTACAAACTTATCCCATAATTCCTGAGAAGACTTAATCTTGTATGGTCTTCCAACAGGATTGGGGATTCTATGTACGAAAGACTTTACTTTCGGCTGTGATGATTCATCTGTCATGGCTTCTTAACTTTTACTAGTTTACCGCAAGCGGAACAATTATACTCATAATACTCTGAAGGCTTGACCTGGATATTCTCCTCAACGCCCTTCATTTCCTCCTTGAACTTCTGGTCCTTCTGGGCTTCCGTTACGACCTTCTTAGCCGTATGGTTAGTCTCAGCCTTTGAAGGTGCGGCCGCAGGCTTCTGTTCCTTTGGCTTAGCGTTGAGTCCAAGCATACCGGCAATGCTCTCATCGAAAGCAAACTGAATGCTGCTAGGATCACCGAGATAGGAGAGCTCCTTGCGAAGCTTCTTCTCGTTCCAAGTGGCAAACTCGGACGTCTTGTCATCAGCGATTCTATACTGCTTAATCTGCTCATCAGTCAGATAGTCAACACGGATGCAGGGAACCTTATCCATTCCCAATGCCTTAGCAGCCTTATACACACCGTTACCGGTTACAATCACGTTGTTCTTGTCAACGGAAATAGGCTGAGTGATGCCGAAATCCTTGATGGACTGCATGATTGCCTGTACTGCCGTCTCGTCGGTCTTGTGCGAACCGTCATGAGGCACGATACTGTCAATAGGTAACTCAATTACCTTGTCATTAATCTTAATCTCTTCCATACCTGTTAATCCTCAATTTCTATTGTTTCCATATTTCCGCAATATGGGCAAACGACCTTCATATAATGTGAACCGTCCTCGCGCTCTTTGAGAACGAACAAATCCTTGGCAGGGTCTTCCTCCTCATCCGAAGGAGCTTCCTCGCTTTCACCAGCCTCTTCATTTGATGGAGCCTCGAAGTTCTCCTCTTCCACCTGAGAATAGTCTTCCTGGAAGCCACCATACTCTTCTGCCTGCTGGTTGATGCTGTCGAGGGAGAAGTTGAGCATCTGGTTGATATCCTCAAAGAAGAATGCCTGCATATCGGTAGGAACCTCCATATTGCGCAATTCCTCCAAAAGCTGGTCTTCATCAAAAGAAGACTTCTCTGCCAGCTTGTTATCGAGGATGCGGTACTTCTTTGCCATTTCGTCGTCCATATCCGAGTAAACGACAGGAACGAACTCCATACCCAACTGGTAAGCGGCCACGTATCTTGTGTGACCAGCAATGATTACACCTGCCTTATCAACGAGGATAGGCTTAACGAATCCAAAACGCTTGATACTCTCCTTCGTAGGCTCAACCGCATTCGTGTTGTCACGAGGGTTGTCATAGTAAGGAAAGATTTCACTGAGCTTAACTGACTTTACTTTCATTTCTTATCCTCCTTCTTCTTGGCTGTCTCTCTTGCTACGCGTCTCTCGTCGACAACCTTTTCGATAGCCGCATTATACTTATAGTTCTTGAAAATCTTGGCAAAGCCAGTTACATACTTAAGCTTTACAAGCTCTTTCTGCTCCAGACCTACCTTATCGCAAATCTCACGCTCCGACACACCGTCTCTGAGCATGTTGAAAACGATGTTTACCATACCATCGACAGAGTGACTTCCACGGGCACGGTTGTGTCTTACGGTTGATGCCATACGCTGGTCGATGTCCTTGTCTAGGACCACAATCGGCAGCTTTCCGCCACATCGCTCATTAATGTCCGCGAACTTGCGGATAACGAGGTTTCTGTGGAAACCATCGATGATTACATACTTCTGCAGCTTCTCGTCCCAAATGGTAACGATAGGCATTGTGTAACCGTCTTCCCTCACGGATGTATAGAGAAGACGCATTTCCTTATCTGCCACATGGTTAGGGTTGTAGTTGTTGGCTACAACCATATCCTTGTCAACCCAAAGCACGCAATCTACAGGGTTGACTTTCTCCGGAGATAAGGAACTGATATACTTTCTGAGGTCGTTCAAAAACTGCACCTTATCCTTGGCAGCATCAAACTCCTTCTTGATGTTCTCTTGAAGATTCATATTCCTTATTAGCTTTTTCTATTTTAACATAATTGTCGCTCAAATACTGACGCAAAGAACGCTCTACGCTCTGAATGCGCTTCATTCCGAAATCTTCCGCAATGACGCAGACAGCGCTGGTATAACCAATCTGATGTATTACGTAATCAATGCACTCCTGGCAATGACCAGCTTTAGCTACATTTCTCTTCTTGGCGGAACGGTAGCCTTTCTTGATAGTCTCAGCATTCTTCTTGTCTTCACAAAGATTGTCTGCGAGATAATCAACGTATTCATCCCAATCCTTGAAATAAGGTGGCAAGTTGTAGCAGTATGTTGCCACTTCGTTAAAGGCATGTACAGATGTATTGACGTTTGCCACTCTTCGCACCAGCTTGTCGTAGAACCATGGATCAACCTCCTTGATGAAACCTAAGTCGTGGATAGCCTGCTCATGAATGAGGGAACTAACTCGGCACGCTCTGAGTGGCTTCTGCGTGAACTGATAGTTGTATAGCTTGCAGTACGGAAGCTTGTTGCTGAAGATGTAATACCATACATCATAAACCTTCCAATCCCAAATAGGGTAGAGTACCAGACTTCTCGGTGTGCCGTCTTTATAATATCCGCCACCACCTCCCCATGTAATACCTGGAAGGCACTCGCCTCTAGTAAGACCCGACAATCGTGCCGGCGACTCCTCAATACGGACACCGCCCAAAGTTAGGTAGTCTTTGCCAAAGAGCATTCTGTGTACCTGGTCGAGGGTCTTGGAGAAATACTGATTGTGAGGGATTTCCAAATCACCATAAGAATCCGGTTCCTTCTCACGAATCCATTTTTCTCCCGGCCCCCATACATTGAACCATTCTCCCTTTGAGGCATTCCATTCCTGGAAGTATGACTGAATCCAATACGGCTCAACCCACGGTAAGTGCATGATGTATCGTACATACTCGATAGTCATTGGAGTCTCTGCCTCTTGGTCTAGGAAGAGGACGGGAATCTTTTCAATTCCCATCTCTTTCATAACCTCGTGCGCAAGGTTGAGAACCACGGTAGAGTCCTTTCCTCCCGACATCGTCACGACAATCTTACGCTTACCATAAAACTCCCGAAAGATATATCTGAATCTTTCAAGAGCTGCCTCATAAACGTTTTTGTCACTGTAAAATATCATTTCTTATTTCTATTGTTTAATAATACCTTGTCGCTGGAATTACTGAAATGGGTGTCAAGGTAATCCTTAAGCCTGCCCATCATTTCATTGTTGTTGTGGCCGCGAGCGGCATTGTGCATGATTGTTGCATATCTCAACTTCTCTTCGTCGAAATCAACAAAGCATACAGGAACCATCTCATATCCGATGACGCAGGCGGCGCGGTATCTGTTCTCTCCGTCCACAATCTGCATCGTCGAGCGGTTGACAACGATAGGCTGAGTAAATCCGAAATAGAGCAACGATTTGATGAGAAGGTCAAAACTGTCTGCATCATGCGTATTAGGGTTATAGTCATTCGGATAAATGTCATCAACCTTGACGTATTCAATATGCAGCGGCTTCACCTGCTCAACCTCGATATTGTCCTTCGCCAATTTCAAGGCTAGATTTTCCTTAGAGTTTTTTGTATTCATCGAGAAATTCCTTGTTTACGATTTCCTTAACCCAATCCTTGCTTGACTTAGCCAAATAAGGATTCTTGAACTCACTCTCCCAATCTACAGATTCTACATCAAACTGGTTGTCGTAGGTCTTACTGTTCCTAGGAATGCCACCTACGGCGCCAGGATTGTTGAACGTGCTTCTGTATGCACCGAAATGCTGAACCAGACCGGGAACGATAGCGTAAAGGTCGATACCCTTTGCTTGAAGGTATGCCTTAAGGCGCGAATCATCATAACGTGTCTGATCATCCGTCATCTTGTTTGAAGTTTCAACAAAGTCCTTGGCTAGGTCATTTGGATATACGCTAGCCTGCAGCCAGAAGTTAGTCTTTGTAGAAATAACGTGCTTGCCCTTTGCGTAACAATCAGTATAGTCACCATTTGTTGGATTGTAGAAACTGATAACGTTGTTTTCGGGAGCAAAAGAGAGAATATGTAAAATCTTGGCAAGAATGTTGCGGTCAAAGGTAATGTCATCATGGATAACCATTCGATGGGTTCCTTCCGCTACCTCTTGCGTCAACGCTTGGGAATAATTGTCCCAAAGACCCTTACCTCGGTCCATAGAGATACTGACAGGAATGCCATAAGGCTTCGTGCTAGTCTCTATCAACTTCTTAAGGTATTTGCCCTCACGTTCTCGCTTCGGAACGTTGAGGATGATAATTTGAGAGAGTTTAATCATATGCGTAATTATTTAGTTACTGTCCATTCTCCACCTCGCTTGGCTACCTTGCTTATGGCTACAGCCAAACGGTTTCTGTTCATATCGCTACCATAGAAAACCTTACCTGCGGCATAGGCTGCTTGGGCAACAAGTCCTTGCCCCATGAAGAAGTCTGTGATAGAGCTGAACGGAACATCCTTACAAATCTTGAACACCGCATCCCATTCATCCATTCCCTGGAGTCCCCAGTCTTCTGCCTGCTTGGTGCCTTGGATAATCCAGCACTTGCAATCTGGCTTATGATAATAGGTGTTCTCGTAGATTTTTACATGAGGGAACAACGATTCTACCATAGGAACCAACTGCTTCTTATTTCTGTAGAAGCACTCGACGAATAGTCTGTCCGGATTAATCTGCTCGATGCACCTCTTAATGTGGGCAACAAACTCGTCAAAATTATCAACTGGGCATTGCTTCTCCGCCTTAGTGTAATACGCTTTGAGGACACCTTTACTTCCTGCCGGGTCGATGAATACACAATCAGCATTCTTAGAAAACTCAGGAAGCCCCAAAGTAATATCGGCAATGGTAATCTTACTACCATTGCCTAAACTGTAAATCTCACCTTCTGTGATGGGGTATTTATCAATACTGCCATCATAACGCAAACCTTTCTGTGATGTCATACGCAATTTACTATTAAATAATTGTGATACTCTGATACGTTTTCTTCACCAAAAAGACTGCACAAGACCTTCTTTGAATAGAAGAAATGTCTGAACTCTACATCACACTTCTCGTAAGTGACCGGATGATACTTCTCCTTGTAGAACATCAAGAACTTGCGAGCCTTGCACTGCGATATTGCCAGGACGGCATACCGGGAAAGATAAGATGGGGAACCAAACAATGCTACGATATTGTCGAAATTCTTGCAATCCAAGTTCTTCCCATCGAAAGGCTCACATACGACCCTATCCTTATAGACAGGGTATTTGTTAGTGAACTGTTCCAACATTCCTTTACTAGGGTCAACGCCCAAGTATTCCTGTGGGTCGATTTCTGCAATCTCTGTAAGCAAGCCGGTACCACATCCGATGTCTAGAATTGAACCGCTGAGAGGTGGGAGCATTTGCCCCACCTCACGGTTCTCAACGAGACTCGTTTCGTCACGAAACAAAGTGTCGTACTTACTTGCTATTTTATCATACTGGGAATAATTCATTTTCTACTGTTGCCTGTTGCCAGGTGATTTTTTTACTTGAAATGGTTACGAAATTCTTGTGATTGTATATGTTACAATTTGGGAACATCGATTTCAGCTGCATTCTGTCGTAGGTGAAATGGTGCATTTCCTCGAACTCTGCAGGGGTGTAGTCATCCTTGTAGAACATAAGGCAATAATCTAGACCACTCTCGCCCAGCTTGCGAAGATACTGAGGCATGAAGTAGGAAGCCGTACCGAAAAGGGCTACCACAACGCTGTCTGCTGACATCCATTTCTTAATCGCCTCCTCAAACGAAATTGTGGAGCATCTGCGGAAGAACCCTGTCGTCTTCTCTCTGAACAGCTTGATAGCCTTCTTGCTTGGATCAACACCATAATACATTTCCGGCTTTATCTTGGTATAGGCTACGAAATCTCCGTTTCCGATGCCAGCCTCGAAAAACTTCCTGTCCTTGAACGTGAACATGATAGATTTTGCCATCACGTCCATTTCCTGATTCGAATAGATTCGCGGTACCGGCCACTCCAGGAAGTCGAACTCGTTGAAAACCTTCTGTCTGTTCAAAATCCAAGTAGTCTCGAATGGGTCACCCATCGTCCAATACTTATAACCGTCAATGTAAAGGTACGGGAAATTATACTTCCCCCATCTTTCATGGACTCCATTGTCTCGCTGTGCGCTGACGAAGTAATAGAACTCGTCGTTTGTCAATGCGCACTTGTCTCTGTGAATGTACTCATGAGGAACGTCTATCATTGAAGTGGCCCATTGCCACTTACAACGCTTGATGAACTCTCTGAGCTTACTGTAATCGTATTCCATCGCTGCAAATTTAATAAAATATTTAATGATTAAATACTAAAAATCCGAAATTAACTATATTTTAACATAAAATCGTGCATATATGCGGCTTGAATAGTCAAAAATACCGCAAAATAGGCTCTTTTCATACGCAAAGATACGAAAAAATTCCGATATATGCAAATATATCAAACAGAAAATTTAGCCAAAAATACTAAAAATTACGCCGTTCTGCTTGCTCTGTTCGGAAGCCTAGATTCTATCTGCCACAGATTGTCTTTGATAAGCTTCAGAATGGCATCGTGAAAAGCTGAATTGATGTTTCTGTGGCCCTGGCATTGAACAACGGTAACATCGGCTAAGTTTACCTCGATAGTCTCCATACGCTGCCCATTCACCTTAGCTGACAGAATGAGACAATTAGGCATCTTGTTAACATCATAATAGCTGTTTCTGAATACGCAGTGCCCCATTTCCTTGCCCTCTTCAAAGAACTCCTGGACGGACTTAAGAACCTGTATGTCTATGGCGCCATCCTTTATGTCAATGTCAAAGAACTGCTTTCTTCTGTCAACATATACATTAGCCATTGCTTCTGCCTTTTTCTTATTCTCCTCTTCGGCTTTAGCAGCTTGCTCTAGATATCTGAGTTGCATTTTCTCTTCCGCAATCAAACGCAGCTTAGCCATTCTGTCCTCCATTTTCTTTTTCTTATTGTCTGCTGACTTTAGCCACTTGTCGTGCGCCTCACGAAGATTCTCCGGGCAAACTATAGAAGGGTTACGTACATCTTTCTTAAGATATATGATGCTATCGAGCATATCCCACCACAAGCTATCATAAATATAATCAGCCTTTCCGTGTCTGACAGCAATCTTGACGGCAGACATTCTTTCTCTATCGAAGACAGCTTCGTGATACTTGCACATTCTCCACATATCAACATCACGTCTCATGAGAGTTTCATTGTATGTGTTAGCATTAACGGAACGGAAGATTTCGTCACACGGAATCTTTTTCTTGAAGTCTCTGAGAGCATATTTATATTTGCCTTGGACTGAAGCGTAATATACTCCATCGAATCCGATATCGCGAGGGTCGCCCAAACCGCTCCATAAAGTATGCGTTCTTACTTCCAGCTTTCCAAAAGCAGAAAAAGCATCTACAGTATATCCGCTAGTTCTCTGCTTGGCAAGAAAAACATATTCCCCGTTTTTCAACCATTGCTGCATACACTCCTTGAAGTAAATCTTCTCCTTAACCATCTTGTGGAACCGGAACTTCACTCTTACCTGGAAGTACCTGAGAACCTGCCATCCTTTGAATGTGCATACAAGATAGAAACACCCTCTTGAAAATCTGTCACCATACTTGTAGGCATCATCTTCAGAGATGCAAGTCTTGATGGCCCACTCGCGTTGCTTATCTGACAACTCCGGTATTCTATCTGAGAGTTTTACAACTTCACGTTCTGTCTTATTTCTTGGCTTCATAACTCACATATTTAAAAATCAAACAAACTCAACTGCCCAATCTCTGCATCCTTCTTTCTCTGAGCCTCGGCTTTCTTCTTCAAGCGTTCCTTCTCTGCGGACTCCTTCTTTTTGAGCTCCATGATCTTGGCTTGCTTGAACTCCTCCTCAGCCTTCTTCTCCAGATTCTCCTTGGTCTGGTCTGAGAGATTTTTAACAATGGTGCAATTCTGATTCTTAGTAAATGAGACTTCTTCTTCATTATAATAATGAACTGCCATTCCGTAAATCTCATCATCGTCAAAGCCATTCCTTCCGGATTTCTTGACCTCTGAGATAATAAAGTCGCAACAATCATCGATGTTCTTGCCAGGATTGGCATAATCCTTCGCAAAAAGCTCGTCCTCTGCTGCACGCTTGTCAAGATATGCCTTGATTACCTTCTTGAATGTTTCTGTTCCTTTCATAACCTTTCCATTTTTTGAAACCGATAGGCTTGTTTCTGAATCCCTTACGGAATGCTTCTCTCATAGAGATGCAAATGAAATCTACGCTGCATTGTGCCAAGCCCGTACAAAACGCACAATCCTCGCAGTCATCCATTGGTTCCGCCACGTACACGATGCCGTTAATGACTATCGCCGCTTTCTCCTTGAAGACTGCCATTTCTTTTTACCAGCAAAGCCTTTGACCTGCTTAATCTTCTAGCTAAATCAAGTTCTCTGGCTCGAGTTGCTTTTTCGTCAATCAGATTAGCTGCTTTTTCTAGAACGTTAAGCAGTTCTCTGTACTCAGTCTTCGTTGTCTTCACTTCCATAATCTTCCTGTGCTGTTATAATTCTACAACCAGTGAAATCGTCAGCAGAAAGGACAATCTCACCATTATTAACCTTTTCTCTAATCATAGAGCAAGCATCCGTGTTCGTATCTGCCTCTACGGTTATTGTCTTACTCAAAGTTTCTTGAATGCAAACATCATATTTCATTTTATGTAACCTCCCATGTTTCTATGTTAAATTCGTAACTTTTCCCACTACACTGGCTTTGTCCAATGTTGCACAAATCTCTAAGTTGCTCTTCCGAAGCTCCGTTTGCCTCGGCTGTTGCGTAGCATTTTCTGAAGATTGTCGGCTACTCTAAGCAATTCGCCGCTTCCCTTTGTATGCCAGGCATCATCTTTATAAATTAGATATACCTTCATAATTAAACCTCTTTAAAATGAACACTAGTTTTATCTTCTCGTTCGTCAGCAGTACAAGCTAGGTTTGCACAAGTAACTTCTTGATCGTGAAGTGGAACGTTAGGTACACAAACGACGCAATTAACACAATCTCCACGTTCCGCTACCACGCAGGTTTTCCCGTTTATACTAAGCTTCTGTCCGATAGGATAGTATGTTTGTACGCCAAAACTGCTGACTGCGATAATATCTTTCCCTTTCATAATCAATCCTCCTTTTCTTTTAAGTAACGAAGGTATAGCTGACAGTTGTCGCAATCGGAATTGCATCTATAACTGTACTCGTTGGCGCAAGCCATAAATAATTCACTTCTTTTCATAAGCGTCCCGATAACAAATAAATAAGTCGTAAATCATCTTCTTGCAAGCCTCCATATCTTCCAGTACATCCCTCATGTGGTATGGTGCTCCATTCTTTCCATGTCCCTCGTTGTCCAACCACAAATATGCTTCACTGTCAGCATCATATTCTACGTAACGCTGGTGAATACTGTTGATCAATTCTTCCGCACTTTCAAATGGTCCGGTTGATATTGAAAAGTCTTGACCTGCAGGTGAAAATCTTGAAAAGAGCAATCCTTTCCCATTTGTGTATTCCTCTTCGGTGACAGTCCAGAAATCAGACTCTGCTATTTTTATTAATTCTTCTATTTCCATACTGATTAAATTTTAAAGGTCGGGTGCCGTCTTTCCGAGCTGCCAACAAAATAAAGAACATTATTACTATTGTTATATAATCAATCCCCGACCTGTTAGTGATAATACTACTTGTTTTTACATAAATCACCTCCAATCTTATTAAGTTTAACTTCCATATCCTGTAAATCTGCCAACAGCGGAACTTCTTTTCTCGTTGCACGCCGAGCCTGGCTTAAGATAGTACTTGTAATGCGTGCTTCTCTCCAACCTCTTACTCCAACAGAAACCGAAAGCATCGAACTCCTTGCCGCACCATTCATGTGCGTAATAGTATTCGTTAGCATGTACCTTTTGCTCCTTGCTGAGCTGAAAGAACAATGCACGATACTTGTTGGCCTCTGTTGGATTCTCCTTAAAATCCTTCTCAATCTGCTTACGCTCCTCGGTATATTCAGCCAATTTTTGCTGGTATTCCTCCTCGCTATCGCACAGATAATAATCTGTGTCTGTCCAATGACTATCCCAATAGGAATTGGAAGACTGATGTATATGATAAATATTTTTCATTTCTTTTTATCCTTTCTATAAAGGAAGAATGCGTCACCTTGCCAGCCGAAGTTCCTGGACTCACATTTTGCAAGTATATGTGTATCTGTCTCGATGAGCACATCTTCATATTTGTCTAACTCAGTTTGTGTATCTGATGTATCTTCTCCATAATCCCATTGAAGCATAAATTCCAAGATGGCGTTCTGGTCACCGACACTATTCAGTCTGCAAACCTTCTCGTAATCCTCAATTTCCTCAAAACAACTCTGATGCTGTGGGGAAATCTCAACGATAAGAGATAAATAATCGTAATCCTTCATAATTGCATATTTTAGAAAGGTAGGCTGCCGTCTTTCCGGCTGCCAGATAAGAATAAGGTATCTAACTTATGGGTGTCCTTACTACCCGTTATGTTAAACCTTACTTTTGCCTACCTTTATAATAAGTATATAAATCCATCATACTATTGTAGAACCACTGCCACGCAACAATTTCTTTCTGCTCCTTAGTAATATCTAGGGCATCGGTAATCAGCTTTCTGCGCCAGTTGATCAACCTGTCGCAAGACTGGGTGATTCTCGCAATCATAACCTGGGCGACATTCTCCATCATTACCGCCTCGCCATTTACCATCTTCAGAGCATACTTTTCTGCAGAATCGTGCCAAAGATTGTAGGCGACTGAATCATTATTGAGCATCAGATAGAGTTCTTCCATATCAGCAGTTCTCTTGTACTGGACCATTTCCTTTACACCCATAGCTATCTCCTTTCCAATGTTAAGCCTATCACGTATGGAAGTGTATGCTGTGGCATTTCTTCCAAATTGATGCAGTTGAATCTACAGATACGTTTCATGGAAGCCTCTTCCTTGTTGATTACCTTGTTAATCAGTTTTAGAGCAATCTGCTCGGTCAGCTCCACGTCGAAATACGAATAGTTATCGTCCATTGATACTCTCGTAGCAATAGCAACCAGCCCGAAGTCCGGGCTGAAGAACAGATACTTGCTGCCCGTAAAGATGGCATCTATTCTGTTCTTTGTATTTCCTGTCACTCTTATAACGTTCATAACTATTGTTCCATTAAATGTTTGACAAGTTCTTCTTTTGAAGAGAATATATCTCCAAGCCTTTTACTTACATAGTTTCTGTCTATCTCTAGGACAACATAATTATTATTTAATGCTGCCTTGAGACATCTTTCTATACGGTCGCGCTCACTGAAAGAATAATAATTTCGATAGCTTGTAGGACACAAATTGATACTCACTATATTGTATATTCTTTCGCCTATATCTCTAGAATGATAATCGACATACAGCTTTTTGTCATCTTCATAGTCTGAAAGAGATATAAGGACGATTCTACCCGAAACAATTTTGTTGTCCATCATAATGAAGACCTTCTGTCCGACAGCATATTTGCTCTGGAATGTCGTAGGCAAATCAGAAAAGACTCGTCCACAATCCAGATGGAAGACTGCATACAAAACGGTTCCATTATTGAACGCTTCCAGGTAACGCTCTATCTTCTCGTTTTCTGTCGGCTCTCGTTCAGTGGCGTTTCCATCGTCATCCGTAACCTCGACTTCGTCATCAAACGTGCCTTCATACTCATTCCAAATAGAAAATTGCTCTTTGAGAGCATTGTATTTCATTATTTCAGAAATACTGTTGATCTTGATACCTACATATCCGTTTCCGAAACTCTTTGTATTCATATTAACCCTCCAGACTATTAATGTATTCCTTACGTGCCTTTACAAAAAGCTTCTTCTTTCTGTCATCTGAAAGAAACTCCTTAACGGTATATCCCAAAGCGATGATACCATTTTCAAACTCAAATGTAAGGCCACACTCATGATTGCCAAATTCATATTTCAAGGCATCCACCAAATTATCATCGCTGCTCAGAAACTCCTCGGATTTCTTGACGGAACGCTCGCCAAATTCTATGAACAGGTGGTAGTCCTTTTTGAGGCAATAAGCACCGGCACCGATGGAACGTATCTTTTCCAGGTCTTCCTTACTTGTGGTAAGATCCCATTCAGCCATCATTTCCTTAAACTGCTTGTCTCCAAATGCAGCCTTCATTGGCAGCTTGTTGAACTCGTCCTGCTGCTGTTTCTTGAACTCGTAATATGTCATACCTTACCCTCCGTCATCAGCAGTTTGTACTCTTCCTCGCTATCTCCAACGTGACCGTACAAAAGACCATCATTCGTATTCTTCCAATACTCGTGAGGTACTGAACAAGGTGTCAAGCTAACGAGAACTACGATGTAGCCTAACGACTTGATAAGATTGAAATTTGAATTTCTCATAATTATTCCCTTTCTATTTTTTTAGATTGAAATTGTATAATAGTGCCAAATGGCTGTCATCTAACTCTCTCCAATCATCAACCGTGTCAAGATAAGCCTTGACTTTTGAAAGCGTAATTGGAACCGATGGGTAAGCAGAACAAAATCTGCGAAGCATGTACTCAGAAAGTGTCTCCATAATTAATCCTCCTGGTCTAATTTATCGTATTCTTTACGCAACTCAATAATTTTATTTGTGAAGTAAACCATAGTCTCATTCAAGAGGGAAAGCATATCTTTATGGTTGAGGATGTCGCCAACCGCTGTGTAGTACTTAAGGTTGTCGTTTGCATCCAGAAGGTCAAAGCTGCCGCAGCATGCCACATTGGTATTGAAAGACTCTTCCTGTAAATTACCAACTTTAGCCTGGTAACGAATCACCAGGTCTCTGTCTCTTTCGACTCCTTTCAAGTTTAAGTGGACGATAAGTGACTTATAGCCTAAGTCTATACCCTCTACCTTCCAATCAGGACAAACAGAAATAATGTCCTTTATCTTCTTTGTGGCTGACTCAAACATATTCTCGATGTTCTTTCTAACCTCTGCCTTCTTTGTTTCAACTGAATTGTTCATAATCTTTATAATTTTAATTGGTTCAACTTGTAAGGTAGGCTCTGAATAATCAAAAGTACTACCTTTTATCTATATGCAAAGGTACGAAAATTTTCTGATATATGCAAATATACCAATGATTATTTTAGTTAAAAATACTAAATTTTAATACTTTGTAACTGTCTAATTATCAGAATGGTGCATCTGTTTCTTCTGGCTTCTCGAAAGGAACCTGCACTTCTTCATTGATTAAATTTGTCTTGAAAAAGTTTGTCGTATTCTTGTTGAATCCCATAAAGAATTTGAATGTTCCGATGTTACGTCCCTTGGCAACGTCTATCATAGCCGTTCCGTCAGTAGGGTAGTCATCCTTATTGTCGAATGGGGCAGGGTACGCTCTGTTGTAATACTCTGCTCGATAGACTAGGATGACAACATCGGCAGCTTCTCCTATCTGTCCGCTATCACGCAGTCTGTTCAAGTTCGGCTCGGGACAGTTGCTATCTCTAGACAACTGACTTAGAGCGATGATCCATATGTTCAGCTCCTTGGCGAGGTTCTTGAATCTTCGTGCGGCATCACCCATAGCCTGCTCCCTGCTGAAACTCGTACTCCTGGAGTTTACATTAAGAATCTGCAAGTAATCAACTACGGCTCCGTCTATGTCCTTCTGCATCTTAAGCATTCGGATGGAAAGAAGGATAGAATCTATATTTGACGTGCTCTTGTCATCAAAGAATAAATTCTCACCGGGCAACTTTCCTCTAGCATCATCAATCATCCTTATCTCACTTGGAGCCAGACTGCCCGAATAAAGGATATTGTTGGCCGGAATGTTCGTCTTGGCGGAAAGCAGGCGTGCCGTAAGCTGCTCCTTCGTCATTTCCATAGAATAGAAAGCAACCTTTGCTCCGTTTTCGATGGCGTGTCTTGTCATACAAAGCGCAAGACTCGTCTTTCCCTGAGAAGTTTCGCCGGCTACGATAATCAAGTCAGACTTCTGCAGACCTCCCTTTTCATCGAATCGCTCCATACCGGTCTTGGTTCCTGTCGTAACACCTCCAACGGTGGCGTTCTTAACCATTATCTCGTTTAGGCTGTTCATGGCATCATTGAGCGTGAACACTCCATCCGCCTTCTCGAATACTCCTCCGATACTCTCTATAGCCTCTTGGTGTGCGTCTGCGGTAAGTACCTCTTCTGACAGCCCCACCTTGGAAAGCTGCTGGCCTACTGCCCATAGCTTTCTTCGCCTGCCAAGGTCTTGCAATCTGATGGCATGATACTCTATATGAGCTGACGAAGCAATCTGTGCCGAAATGTTCATCAGGTCCAACGAAGTCACGTTCGACTTCTGCTTGCCAAGTTCGGATGATACGGATATGATATCTATCGGCATGCCGTGCTTGCCCATATTGTCAACGGCTTTCCAAATGTCACGACATATAGGGTCATAAAAACAGTCTTCATCTAGATACTGACTGACTACGGTATAAGCCGTAGGGTCAATGAGAAGGCTTCCGATAACATACTGCTCAGCCTTAGGGTCATTCACTAATGGCTGATTCTGATACGGTGATTGTGCTAAACTCATCTGAACGATTCCTCCTTGAAACTAACTATCTTGAACATTTCCTTCATTCTGTCACCGATACGCTGATTTCCGTATTTCTCCAATATATCAGCCGCTCCGAAATTACTTGAAATAAAAGTCGGAAGTAGATTCTCATACCGGTATTCAATCAGCTCCGTAAACGGATAAATGCAGTTGCCGAAACTCACAACCTCAGTTGGTTCCTCGCAAAGGTCGTCAATGAGAAGGTATCTCGTATCTTTGAGAGCACGGAAGTCTGTCGGAGCTTTTGCCACGTTCGCCATTTCTCTTGCAGAAATGAAACGGGGATATTTGTCTCCCTCGCAAAATCTGATTTGATTGGTATCTGCGAGATAAACGAGCAGGTCACGGATAGCCTTAAGCATCGTAGTCTTTCCGTTTCCGATACTTCCTGGCAGAAACAACCCGTAGAAACGTGTCTCCGTAGTGAGGAAATCACCAACGACAGACAAGTTATTCTTTATCTCCTCGGTGAAGATGAACTCGTTCTTTCTCTTCTCAACCTCTCGCTTGTAGAAAGCATAGAGAGTATTCTTTATCTCCCGATTATCTATTGGCAGAGCCAAACCCCGATTCATAGGCTGCTTTGGACTCATACTTCGGGACGCCTGATTCTTTTCTGTATTTGTTTCCATTGCTTGTTACGTTTTGTTTATGATTCTTCATTTCTGAAACTATCTCGTTATACTGAGAGTCTATCTTGTTGACGGAGAAATTGTTCATTATCCAAGTCTTGTCTATAAGATGCAGGAACTCACCCCACGCTTTTAGAAGGCTCTTGTCATCAGTCGGCAGCGGCACTGTTCTATGGCTTCTAGCAAAAGCGATTTTCTTTAGAATAGAGTTCATAGCCTTTGCGTCTTTAGCCTGCCAGTAATAAGGCTCTCCGTATAGCTCTAGGAAGTAAGCCTCGAATATCTGGCGACCCCTATGGCACGGAGTTGGCTCTTTCTGTGGCTTCTTCTTACACGCGCTCGTACGCTCGGGCGTGAGAAAGAGTTCGTTAGAACTCAGCCGTCTGCTAAGACAATTTTCTTTTTCTTTATCTTTTTCTTTTATAGGGGTCTTAGGGGGAAGGTTTTCTTTTTCTGTTTCGTTTTCTTTTTGGTTTCTAGCATTTGCTACGTTTTTTCTAGCATTTGCTAGAGATTCGCTAGCATTTGCTAGGATTTCTGTAGCATTTGCTAGAGAATTTGTAGCATTTGCTAGAGATTCACTAGCATTTGCTACGTTTTTTCTAACATTTGCTTGGCATTTGCTAGAAGATTCTTTGGCATTTTCTGCGAAATTTCTAGCCTTTGCTGCACCACCTGCACGACCGGCTCTAGCTCTAGCTTCGCTTACTTTTCTTGCCTGCTCGATAGTGTCTGAAAGTTCCTTAGAATAGAAACATTCTTCCTCAACCTCGAATAAATCGAAATCCTCAACTACAGATTGCACCATAGAAACATCAACGCGCATCTCATAAGCTATCATAGAATAGTCCTTTGACAGCTTATGATCCTCGTCTTCCTCCAATAGCTGCATAAGAGCAACGTAGATGCCGTAAGCAGCTATGCCGTGCTTCATCCTTGCTCTCATTACTTCTGGAGAATCACTATTTTTGATGCAATTATATCTCATATTATTGGTTCAAGTCCTCGTTCTTAATGAAGCATATCTTACCTCGCTTTATACTATTTGCCAGGGAGTCAACTTCTGTCTGTAACTTACTGTAAACAGCACTTTGCTGCTTAGAGATAAAATTGTGGATAGAAGGGCTAATCTTTAAAGCGATAGAAGCCATCCCCTCCAAAATCTTAAACTCACGATACAACACACCTGCCGACTTGAACTGTTTGTCCAAGCCTACCAAGAACGTTCTGTAGTCCTTGATTCCTTCAAAATCTCTGAGAAATTCCGTCTCTTCCATATTGTATAATATTTTATTTGTTATTATAATCGTTTCTCTTTAATGCAAAATTACTAATTTATATTAATATATGCAAAAGAATTAAGTTAAATATTCAAAAATACCAAAATATATTCATATATATATATTTGGTTATCTTGATATTTTTTAGTACATTTGCAATATGTTTTTTCCATAGCATCTGTAAAAAGAAAGATGCGTGGGTTTCTCTTTAGCCTGCTGGTGAGCGGGCTTTTTTTATGGGATTTATTTGGCAATTTGAAAATAATTCATTACCTTTGCAAACAAATCCCTTTAAAGTATAATCTTTATAGGATTTTAATTGGTTCAAGTCCTCGGTGTTGTGAAACACTGGGGATTTATATTTTTTACAGATTAACAGTGATACCCTTCTCATAACTCAGTCTCTTTACTTCGTTAGTATAATACTTGATCATTTTCTCCAACTCATCGTCATCCCATTTCTTGATGGAGTGGGCACGCTCTCGCAGAGTAGAAAATCGAGAAACACCAATCTTCTTTATCAGATTCTCCTGGTAGTATATAAGATGGTCTGACTTCACTCTGTTGCACCCAATACATTCTGCATTACAGTTGTCTTCGTCGAATCGGGTTGCCATGTTGGAACGTCCGAAGAAATGACCGCAATCAAGCTCTCTGTACGGCTTTATCTTTCCGCAGCTGATACATTGTCCCGTGCCGCTTGGCATGCAGTCTCTCAGACGAATATACAATGCAAACACCTTGTCTAGCCTCTTTACTAAATCCGGCTTACTCTTCTTTCTCTTTTTGGGAGCAGAAGGAGATTTCTTCTTTTTATTATAAAATGGAAACATATCTTTTTATTTCAATACTACATTAGTTAATTGTGTTCCTCTAGAATATACCGCCCATTTTGTGGTTCCTGGAGGTCTGCTAATAAAGAGGTCTGCAACATTCCCGAAACGACTATAGTTTCCCGACAAGTCAACTATCCACCCATCCTTGCCTTCAAAAGGTCTGATAGCGCGACCTACCATCTGGTAGTAGAGCCCGAGAGATTTCGTCGGGCGTGCCAAGACGACGGTGTCTAGGGCAGGGTAGTCGAATCCCGTAGTCAGTACACCTACATTGGCAACAACCTTTATTTCTCTCCTCTTGAATCCTTCGAGAATGGCTTCACGCTCCTTTTTAGGTGTCTCTCCTGTCACGATGGCGGCATTGATTCTGAGTGATTGAAGCTTATCAACCAGCTGCCTAGCCTCCTTTGTGAAAGCAGTAAATACAAGTACCCCCTTTCTAGGAATGCCGCTTTTAGTCTGCAGAACCTTGACTACTGTATTTGATAGCTTATCATAGAATCCGCAACGCTCATACTCTGCGAGGAGACTTCTTTCATCATAATCTACACCGGTGGAGTTGCTTCTGACTCTTCTTAAATCCAATTCTGTCAAATCATAATAATGCAAGTCTGCGAGATAGCCTTTGGAAAGCAGCTCTCCAATCTGGCAACAATAGATAACCTTTGAAAATATTCTAGGTCTGACTCTCGTGAGGAACTTCAATATGGAACCTCCTTCGGCACGATCAAGGCGGTATGGTGTGGCTGTTAATCCAACAACCTGTCTGTTCTTCGCTTCTATGAACTCCTTGTACTGCCCAGCTTTAGAGTTTACGTAATGACATTCGTCAATTATGATGTTCTTGAAACAATCGAAATCCGACATACGGTTCATCACGCTTCCAATGGTGGCAAAGGTTATTCTGTTTATATCCTTACATCCTACAGAAGCACTATAGCAACCGCAATCGAAGATACCATAGCTTTGCAGCTTGGCAAAGTTCTGCTGAAGAATTTCCTTACTGGGCTGAAAGACTAACAGCGGTCCTTCCAGGCGAGAGGCAATATCTGCTATCACCAAACTCTTTCCTGCACCCGTAGGCAGGATAACCAGTCCGTTCTTGTCAGCCTTGCTAGTGAACAGCCTTACGGCTGCATCACTAGCTTGCTTTTGATAATTTCTAAGAGTGTACTTCATTACTCGCCGAATGGTAATTCATCATCGTCATCATCTGAAGACTGCTCTGACTGAGCCTCTTCTTTTGGCTGCTCCTCTTCCGGGAACTCCAATCCGAAGACCTCCTTCATACTCTCGCGATTCTTGACCTCGTTAGCCCAAATCTCAGAACGGTCTGGAATGGCATAAGCCTTAGCGAGCAGGAACTTCTCTGAATTTGCATCCCAGTTATATACGAGATAGTAACCTGCCAATGCAATACAGAACACGTCCTTTGACTTAAGACGCATGTCAACAGTTCCCTGGCGCACCTCAGCGGCATATTTGGCAACTTCCATAAGGACAGAAGCATAAGCCTCTTCTGCCTCTTTCTTCATCTTCTTGGCTTTTTCCAAAGCCTCCTCCAACTCCAGCTTGCGAGCTGGCACCACGTTCTCTTCGAGTGTGCAATACTCCTCTCTGATGTTCTTCTTCTCGAACTCATCGAGGAAACGTGTAACCAACTCGTTGTCAGGGAAGGTCGCCGTGAAGTGCTTTCCGACAAACTTAAGGATGTCTGCCTTATTCTTCAAAGGCTTCTCTCCGCAAAGGTTTTCCTTACTCAAAGCAAGGAAGTCTAACTCCAAAGGAAAAATGTCCTTAACACCATCCTCTAATACAAACTCAATGTTCTCTGGAACATAATTTTTCAAATCTGATTTCATAATTATAAATACTTTTCATATAATGCTATCTGTTTCTGAGCTTCAAGCAAGGCTGCTTCTTCATTAGGTTCGGGTATATACAACCCTGCAACCATACTTGAATAGTTCCGAAACTTCTCAATAGCGTCTGTTAATTCTTTTGTGTCAAGGTCAGCCGTACTTCTCCAATAGGTGACAGGCTGCCCTCTTCTGTTAGTTCTCTGCTTAGCAAAGATTTCTCTGTTTACTATCTGCTTGAAAATGTTGTACTTCACGTATTCTTCATCATAGCCGAACTCTGATGCGAAATATTGAAGGCAAACGTGCAGATAGCTGTTTTGGGCAAGGGAACGTGGACGGTGCTTTTTCTTCACCTCCACGATAAAACCCTTTCCGCTTTTCAAGGCATCCATGTAAAGACCATTGCAATAGTCCTTATAGTCTGCCCTGTCCTTGTCATTGTTGAGATTGAAAATCATAACTAGAATGGCAAGTCATCATCTTTGCCCGGCTGCGGTGCCGGTGACTGAGCACCTTGCGGCTGCGGTGGTGGAGGTGCTTGCTGCTGCGTCTGGCCACCTCTCTGATACTTTTCTATCTTGTAACCCGAAATGGTATTGAAATACTTTACCGGGTCATTTGCACTCTTCTGATACTTGGTACCTTGAAGAGCAAAAGATATGGTAACAATCTCGCCAACCGCAAAATCCGCAGGATCATCCACGTGCTTTCCGCTGAACTCAAAACTTGGGTAGTTCTCGTACACATCTCCGTAATTCGAGTGTGTACAGTTAAGAACCACAACTCTCTTTCTGAACGGCTCTCCGCCGCTCTTGCTGGGTATTTCCTCGACATTGCCGATGAGCAATACCCTTCCTGTCATTGTATTAGCCATCTGATTCTGTTAATGGTAAATATGGTAATAATTCTCTCATTTCTACCCATTTGAGGAAGTCACGCAATAGCGCGTGATTCTTGTCTTCCATACTTGGGTATCTGTAACAAGTGATTGCTGGCTCATAAGGAGTAAGCTTAAGGCCTCTGACGTCACCCTTGTGCTTATCCTTATTGTAGCCCTCAAAGACAAACAAGTCAAAATGGAACACATCAGCTTCAAACAACTCTAGGTAAAGCTGCCATTGGCAACTGTCTATATAGTCTTTGTCTGATACCGGTCCGTACTTAGTCTTGATGTCTCTTATCTCTAGTCCGTCAATCATATCGGCACATCCCGTGATAACGGCATTGCCGAAATCCTTGTATTCACGAACCTCATGAAAGGCGCCAGGATGCTCATTCCTGTATTTCAAGGCAACCTTGCATTGAGGAATGTCGAGAATCGCTTCACCTTCATCAAAGACGAACCTTCTTCCCTTTGGAACGGGTTCTGTCTTATCTTTCTTATAATAGGTGAAATGACGAACACCTTCCGGCTCCTTGAAGCAATGGGGACTGCCAGTCTCCACGATGGAGTGAAAGGCAGTTCCTATTCTCGTATAATCATTACCCTCGAACTTCTTTGTGATATTGTCTATAACGTCCTGCTCTGTAATATAAGCATATTCGCCAGACATATACCGTCTGAAGCTCTCTAGCTGGGTAACTCTAATCAAAGGCTTCATCATGCTGCATCCTCGTGCTTGATGAACTTCTTGCCTTTCTTGTCAAAGTCAATGCCCTTGGCAGCAAGTTCCTTGATCATCTGATTCATGAATGCCTTCTGATGAATCTTGTTCAATCCGTGGGCAACCTCAATGAGCGCATTTGCATCATCTACGGTCTCCACGGCTGCAAGCTTCTTTCGGGCATCATCAACGGCTTCCTGCGCCTTAGCCTGAGCATCAGACTTATTCATGATAGCTTTCTTCACCTTCTTGATGATGTCTGCCATGCAAGTGTCAAACTCCTCTGTTCCGTAAGCTGGAATCCAAGTGTCCTGCAGGTCTGCAACATTCTTACCAACACGATTGTCCTGTGGCTCGAACTTGATGACGCGATTGCCGTTCTCCTTGCAGATGTAACCTACCTGGTCCGCAATACGGATGAGCAAGTCCTTGCTCTGTCCTGTGCAGTCTGGAGAATGCTTGATGTAGTCTCCCTCCTGCGTCTCCTTATCGTGGCAGATGAAGATGATGTCAGAGTTGTTAGAACGGAGAATGCCGACAAACTGCTTGAACAATTCTCCCATCACACCATATCGCTTCAATGAGTTAGTTCCCAGCTTATGGTCTTGCTGAATAGCAAAAGCGTTGAGATAGTCATCGAGCATAGCCTTGGCAGTATCTACTACGATGGTCTTACACTCGCTGATCAAACCTGGCTTCCAAACCTGCTTGCCATCCTCAACAACGTAGGAACCGATAACCTCTGCGTTATAGATGTCCTCCCAGCGTGAAGCCGTGACAACAATGTCTGGGCGCTGGACGGCACGGTCAAAGCCGCGGTCGGTGTCGATGAGTAAAGGACTGTTGGCTGTAGTAGCCAAAGATGTCTTACCGGTACCTGGAGTACCATAGAGTACGATAATCACTGGACGCTCTGTAACAACGTCATTCTTTCTAATAATTGGCATAATCTAATAT